ATGGCAAATGAAATCGGCGATTGGTACGCAGAGCAGTACCTTCTCGATACTGATGGTCACATTGGTATCGAAATCCATGCAGAAGACAGCACTGTCGTTGACCGCTTTCCCCTGAATGATCGTGAAGCATGTGAGCGTTGGTTCGAATCTCAGCGTGAATGTGAGAAATGCGCCACTCCGACGTGGTGCTAATTGAAAGGAGCTTAGCAATATGGATTACTTTAGTGTTGAATTCGTTTTCGCTTGCGGCATCATCGTTGGTGTCGCCCTGGCAATCGCAGTGCAGTCTCTCTGGCATGATTTCCGCCGGGCAGCACGGCACCACTAAGCGTCGCTGCTCGAATATAAACCCCCAAAAAAAAAAAAAGAAAGAGGTATATCGTTATGAAATCCGTTCTGAAATCGCTGAAGCAATCTGCCCGTTCCATGGCAGTGACAGTCGCCGCTGTCTTTCTGATGGCCGCAATCTTTGCTCTGCCGGTTCCCACTGCAAGCGCCGCCACTGCAAGCAGCGCCGCTGGTCGAAAGCCCGGTCTGAATGATCGTTACATCCTGACTGGTATTGCCACTCGATATAATGTGGTTACCGGTCTCGACCTGAACGACAACGAAAGCACCCTGTTGTACTGTACGATTGAGGACGAATGCGGCGAGACATGGATCTATGCTTACGAACTGGGCAGTGAAGTGCCACCTGTGAATCAAAACCTGATCCTCATTATGAATTGCAATGATACTCCTGATGATATCGACGATGATATCATCGAAGATATTCTGTGGTGCAACTGTGAAAACGCCGCTGAGGAAGATTGAAATGGCATTTGCTGCCATTTAATAAAACAAAAAAGAGAGGTAAAACAAAATGGATAACATGAAACTGCTCAGATACGCCCGCGCCGCCGCCGTCGACAAGTGGTGGCACTATGACAAGATTGCCAATCAGTATGCAGGTCACCGCGCTGAAAGCCTGGCTCGTAAGTTGGCTGATGAAGCAAAGGCGGATGTGAATGCAATCGCCGAGATGATTCGCGCTGAAGAAGCCAAGCGGCGTCTGAATGCTGATGTGATTGCAGAGCTGAAGAATCTGGCCGAGAAAATCGTCGCCAAGGAGCAGTCCGCCGAGACACAGCAGCCCGCCGAGGAACAGCGCTATAAACAGGCCATCAAAGAAGCTCCTTACGTCCTCGTAATCAAATGGAACGATCCCATCATGGGCGAAATGGAATACCCCTTCAAGAGTTACGCCGAGGCTGAGAAGAATTTTGAGGTCGCTAAGCGAGAAGTTCACAATCGCCACGCAACTGAAGCCCATGTGTACGAACAGAGCGAAGGTCAGCGTATCCATGTGATGGGTATTATGAGCGGCAAGCTGTAAGCCGCCTGGAAGAGGAGGACACCTTCTAATGATTTTGTCAGAGATCTATCAGATGCATAACAGATTGTGCGCCGTTGTGCTGGACCCGGAAAGCGGAACCCTCACGCCGATTCGTGTCGTAAATTTGGATACGAAAGAGCTGACCCCGCAGTTTTTCAGTGATGCGATGGCGGGATTTCCTGATGCGAAACCATTCCGACCGTACAATCCGAACAGCCTGAATTGGCTCATCATTGAAAAATATGGCCTGCTAGTTGCATCCATCAATAATCTGGGCGGGTTTATCGTGTTTGAAAGTCCTGATATGATTCCGCTGACAAAATCTCTATTCAGCAAGAAAGCGAGGTTGAATTATGAGAGACGTTTTTCCGCCAGAGAAACATGCGATCGCCGTGTATCCGTTCAACAACTGGGGCGGGCTTGAGATTACAGCGATTGAAGAGGCGTGTGTCGAAGTCACAACTAATAATGGCGAGCGCCGCAAACAGGCTGGCCGCCACAAAATCTATCAGACGAGTCAGGGCCGTGCGTATTTCATTATGCATGGCTCTCGTTATCATCTGGACGAATTCACAAGAGTATGAGCGCCGCAGCAACCGTAAGAAGCGCCGCAACGCAACAATCGAAAGGAGCAATATGAATTATGTTCGCAACATACCTTAGTGACGCGGATTCCACCTGGATGCAGTCCCAAGAGTGCCGTCATAAGCGCCGCATCGAATTGGCTGATCCGTACTTCCTGCCCTATAGCAGACTCCGGCCGCGTGTTCAAATCGAATTGCAGTTTCACATTCTGACTCTGCCATTCACAGTAAAGGAGGGTGATTTGATTGTCTGAGCATCCTATTGTCTGGGTGTTCGCCGCTATGTTACTTCTGGTGGGCGCACTCCAGCAAATTGGAACCGGCCTGTATTATCTGGGGTGTTTCCGCCGCTACAATCAGGTGATCGACACCCTGGCACGCTGGTTTGATACCGTAGATCCGATCGAAATGACGGAAACGATTCGCAATTTCTTTCTCATCTCGATCGCCCTGACTCTGTTGATTGCTGTTGTGGTCTAAGCGGCACACGTCTAAGCGGCACGCAGTAATACATAAACGCAAAAAGTGAAAGAGGTAAAATTTATGCTGTACTATCGTACCAAGAAAGAAGCCAACAACAAACCTATGTACCGTGGCAAAGGCCGCAAGGCGAACGAGGAAGCCTGGTCTATCTATATCGCCGACGAGCTGTTCACCGAGAAGGAAGTCACCAAGTTGAATCTGAATATGGATTACCTGGAGCCGGTCGAAATCCAGAAGAATCAGACTCACCGCCAGGGCTGCTATCGTGTGGCGAATTTTGATGCCAATATCTCCAAGGCAGCAGTCGAATCAAAACCTGAACCGCTTTCCAAGGAAGCTGAGAAGGAAGTCGTTCGTCGTTTGAAAGACCGGCGAGTATACAAACCCCATCTTTCTGTCGATTCCAGCACTCGCCCGACTACTGTCCTGGTTCGATTCAAGGTGCCCGCTCCGAAGAAGTCTGGCAAGAAGCGTAGCAACCCTGGCGAACAGGCAGCACAGGGCTAACCCGGCGACGCGCCACTGGTAAAAATTTACTTACATACAATGATTTCCAATTGCACTATAGGATACTCCGTAAATGATATAATCTCTACGAAGTTTTTGGTGTGATATATAATAAACGCTTTGCAGTGGCGCTCTGGTAAAAATCGGAGCAACAAACTGCGGAGCCCATGTCGGGCGACTGGTGGTACCGAGGCAGACGTAACCACATCCACTACATGCGTAGTAAAACAAATAGGAGGAAATTGTAACCATGATGGTGCATATTTTGGATAATTCCTATTCCAATCGAACCAAGGGCAAGCCGTGGGCGATGTTCGATCGTTACAATGGGGATGTTTATAGCAGTCGCAAGCGTGCAATGAAGATGCTGAGTGAGATGGCAAAATCGGTGAGCGCAGATCCGGAGTGTTATGACGTCGTATTTGATACTGATGGCGGCAATCTCCATTATCGTTGGAAGAATTTGGACGGCGATGAGTTCGAACACTATATCCATATCGAATCAAAAGAAGTGAAGTAAGAGTATCAAAAAAGAGGACATAAACATGGAAATTTACATTGTCATGCAAAATGTCAAAGTTAATGACTGTTTTGGTTGGCATGATAACGGAACGAGACCGCTATCTGCTCATCGTAGTTTTGACGTGGCATTTGATACTATCTTTAAAGAATATTGTTCTATCAGAAAGAAAGAAAACGTTTCGGATGTGAATTATAAAGACGGCGATGAAGCTAGTCTTGAGTATACTTTTACAGACCCTATGTTTGGAGTTCAATACAAATTCGAACAGTGGATTAGCTCTGTTGAATTAAAAGACGAGGAGGCATCGCAGAATGGGTGATTACGCCGCAGCTGGCTATCAGCTCCAGCATTACAAGATCACATTCTATGCCGATAACAATGGCAAAATCCCGCTCAAAGTGGTCCGCCGTGCATTCGCCAGCTATGATTGTGCCAAGATGTGGGAAGCTAATGTGATGTATCAAACACCTGAATATAACAGTGTCACAATCGAGATGGAATGAAAGGAGCTACACAGTATGTTTGTCTGGGGAATTTTCATGTCTCACGAAGCCCGCGACGAAACGATTCATGACGATAACTTCCATTACGACCTCTTCGCTACTGAAGAACGAGCACTTGAGTATCTTAAAGAACAAGAAAAATGGTGGTATTCCATCTACAATGATCCTTGTATCACAGATGCGGCTAAGAAGGAAATCTTTGGTGGTAAAAAACCAGACGAATCTATTCGCTTGTTCAAGGAGCCTGCTGAAATCTGTGGCGAAGAAGATGCATGGGTTCTTACTCGTGACTACTTTTCTTCAACTGGAGCCGAGATGCGCGAAAGAATCATGGCAAAAGAACTATCAGTACAAGAATAAGGAGGCAAACGTAGCAATGGTTCTCAATATGACTGAACTTTCTATCGCCCAATGGTCCAACGCTCAACTCGATGCAGCTCGCAAACTGTGCACAGATGGTGTACTTCATGATGGACCATTGCCTACGATTTTCCCTACGGACGCATCTATCAAAGTAAGGGATATGGCATGGCAGGCGGCAGAACAAATCGAAAAGTTGAAGCCGGAAGCGGTAATCATTCAGGGCGAACCTGTCTTCGTGGCTACATTTGTGAATGATTACTGTACTTCGCAGTGTTACTCTCCTTGCTATGCTGACGGCAAGTTCGTGCAGTTCAGGAGGTTCTGACGCTGTAACGTGTAAGGAGTCCATAATGAAACCATTAAGAGATAATCCTATCGAAGAAGGAATAGATGCTTTCTTTGAAGAAAAACAAAGACTCGAAGAAGAAAAGCAAAAACTCGAAAATGAAATTCGAGATTATGAACAGAAATATTTAGATCAATATTATGATCGGTTAGAGGAGGAAGAACTTTCCGAACTCTTGGATTTTTATAAGGAGGAATTGTATGAGTGATGCAGGACGTTGGAAACTTGGTAAAGACCTACTCCCCAGCGATACGATTCTTGACCCTGTCACTTTTGATGACTTGATTCTGGCTTTGAAATGCAACTGTGAGCACATCACGCCGGACGCAGTCATTATCCAGGCGACAGAAATCCTCAATCAGCGGCTGGAAGATTGGAAGTATCTGATCGAAAACAACATCGACGAAATCATTGCGCTGGCAGCGGATGAGCCGTTGAAAGAATAACAAGTAAGGAGGTAACGCAGCGATGACCCTTAATGAAGCAACAGGAATCCATCAACATAACATCGATAAGGCCACTGGTAAAGAACTCGGTTTTCGTGAGCGCTACACTCGCTACATCGATTATCTGGGCGGTCTGGATGCAGTTAAACCGTATATCCCGTTCGAGCTTGACTATTTGATTTCGAAATTCAAAAATGATCGTCTGTTCAATAATACACCGATGTCAGCCTGGGACAATGCGGCGGGGTTTCACTGCTCCGGGCTCGATGCGATCCCTACATACGGCGGACTCTGGAACCTGTATCGCCAGCATGGAATCAATGCGGCAAGTTGTGCGACCGGTGTATGTATTTTGAAAGAAGCAGCCGCGATTCTGTGTGAACGAGCGACGCAATAAGAGGAGTGTTAATTTGTATACGATCAAAGTAACATATCGTGCAGCAATCGCAACAAGTATGCGGCTCGATTATAAGAAGGCCGCTCAACAGTTCGAATCTGTGCCAAATGATGTGGTTGATACGCTGTGTGCTGCCATTGATACAGAGTATAAGAAGCGATCAAAAGAGCAGCATGTTGTGATGATTCACCTTGAGGCGGCGCTTGAGACCATGGAGCGATTCAGAAAACGCATGTACGTGCCGAACTCTATCGAGAGCGTTGAGATCGTTGACTCAGAAGAAAATGGCGACTAATCAACGCCTGTTAGTTGTTGAGCAAAACTCCAAACGGTTGTATAATAAAAAGGAGCGTAACAGTATGAAGTCAGTACAGATTACATACGATGCAAAAGTGAAGATCGGAACCAGCTATGAACGCGGCGAAGCATGTACGCAGCTCGATTTCCTTGACGATAAGGTTGTGGAGAGCCTGATCGCTGATTTGAATGCGGCACCTGCTGAACAGAGTTCGCACTGGTTCGATCTGCTTCAGACGCTTACTTTTATGAACATGCTGCAAGGACGAATCTTCATTCCGACTTCAATCAAGATGATTCAGGTCGTTGCTGAGATTCCGAATTAAGCCACAAAAAAAACGAGTGATGCTATCACGCTGTTGAAAACTCACTTGTTCAAAATGTTGAAAACTTAATCGCTGGTTCACTCTTTCGCTTGCAACAATAATTCATTCCTAATTCGAACTCAAACTCAATTACGCAATCGCCAATGAACAAGCGACGCGAAAATAAAATTGATGATTAAGTTTAAGAGGGTTATAGGAGATAAAGGAGATTGTTAAGGGGAAAAAGAACCATCAGGGAGAAAAAGAGAAAGAAGGGTTTTTATGGCGAGCTTAGATCTTGGCGTACACGAATTCAAACCGGAGGACTTCCTCAAGCTGGTCCAGCAGCACGATGATTTCACGATTGTGTGCGGCTCGAAATCTTATCTGCAGATCCATGTGCCTACAAAGTGGGTTCAGCTGGGCAAGACCACTCGTGGGACGGATTACCTAACCTGCCGCAACAAACGCAAGAGAGACGGTCATCTGTTCAAAATTTACGGAAGCAAGTTTATTTTCGAGATCACTGACACCGCACACGGATTGAGCGGAGTTTTGAAAACTGATCGAAGCGACGATGAATTTGTTGTTTCGATGTGGAAGGCAGAAGGTTTTATCTTTGACGGTGATGACGAGTAAGGAGGCGGCTTAAATGCGATTCCGAAGACTTATCGCGGTAGCTGTATTGGTTGCTGCACTGATGCTGACTGGATGCGGCGGCAGTTCGGAAGATGAAGATGGACACAAGGTGAATTATGCTAAGGTCTATAACCCTGACGGCACGCTGCTTGCTGAGGGCGAGTACGATTCTTGCTGGGTGTCTCATGGCACGGTTACGGTCAGAATTGACGGCGTTAAATACCAAACTGGCTACACCAACGTCGTCACGATGTGGTGGTATGAATGAGCCCGGCAGAAAAAGGAGCGATAAATCGTGGAAGAAATCATAATGAAAGCCATTCCTGAGCATGGCGGCGTTTCGATGACTAGAGCTGAGCAGGAGACCATCATCACCATCGGAGCTCTGGATAAGACAGCCGATGTGTGCACCAACGATCCTGTTTACTGGCGCAAGCTTGATGCCATGTGTGAGAAGCATCCCGACGAGTATAAGCTCACCAAGATCCACCGCACGAAAGACGGACTGATCCTGTGCAAGTGGTATTCGGTGCCGCGTAAGCTGGTTCGGTTCGGAACGCCGACAGCGCCTCGTGAACTGACCGATGAACAGCGTGCAGAACTTCGTGAGCGAATGAAAAAAGTACAAGCGGCTCGACAGAATAAGGCCAGCATCAATTCTCAGCCGAATTCATAAAGAGTTTGACTGTATTCTAAACATACATCATGGTTCGGTAATGAAATTACTCTACTGAGATGTGTTAGGTGTTTTTCCCTTGTAATTCTATTAGAGAAAACAGCAAGGTTTGAATCAGGAGGTGAATGAGATAAACGTAATGCCCTTCGACGATTCCGCATAGTACAGCAGAGTCGCCACGAAAACAGATTGAGATGAATAGCAAGTCGAAAGGTTTGCACGTTTAGGCCAAGCCGAACGGAACGAATTGTTAGACTGAGATACCCCACCCGTGGCTGCCACTGGAGGACCGAGGAGCTCGGCACGTGGCCATAGCGGGAGGAACTCACGGTCGCACCCAAATGAAATACAGCGATAATGCGTCACTCCAAATCCCAGCTGCGCTCGCAGCTCATCCGCAGCTCATCTACTTGCCGCCTGCTGCAGCGATCGCATGTGAGGCACAGGACTCCACAGATATTTAGATCTCAATTTGAAACAAAAGTACATAATCGAATAAGAAAGCGAGTTGAAAACTATGTTGAAAACCGGTCCTCCCATGTGAGGAATCCCGTATTTTACGAGCAGATTTGTGATGAATTGTTATCTGGTTTTTACCATGATAGCACGTTCAGGCCAAGCCGAACGGAACGAATTGTCAGAGCAAGGGGACACCCCCGAGGAAGGCGGAAGACGCGTCGACTGCAGGTACCAGACATCGCTGGCCACACCAAACGGTGTCATCAGCGGATCGAAAGAGCCTCATAACACCCCAACCGACGCATCTAACAACCACATTTGGGCCACAACCCCTGGTTCATGAAAGATCACCATCTCCAGCTAGTAGCTTCAGACAGATTTAGATCACAAATCGCCTATATTATAATAATGAAGGTTGTGATAAGAGCAACAAATACAAACAAAATGTAATGCTGTCATTTGTGAATATTTTCCAATTGACAACGATACGTTTTTGTGTAATACTTGTTTCAAGCGAAACACACTTTCCAATATCAAACGAAAAGGATGAGGTAAAAAATGAATGCGAATGTAGTAATGCAAGTAGCCACTACCAAGCAGTTCGGTGACATGGAGATTCAGGTCTATGAGAATCCGGCGGTCGATCACACCAGAGCTCAGGATGATTTCTGGATGACCCGTGAGCAGGTCGGCACGGCGTTGGGATATAAGAATCCTTCAATTTCGATTGGAACGATTCACAAGCGCAATGCGGCTCGTCTCGACCCGCTTTCAGGGTTAATCAATTTGATTACCCCTGGTGGAAAACAGCAAACCTACGTATATAATATGCGCGGTGTCATGGAGATCTGCCGTTACAGCACTCAACCCAAAGCGAATGCTTTCATTGATTTCTGCTGGGATGTGATCGCCGCTCTGATGCGGGGTGAAACCGTATCGCTGAATGCCAATCAGACTGAGCTCAAGCGGCAGGAGCGATTCGACAAGATGACTCAGGCGCTGGCGGAGATTCATTCTAAGATGGACGCTCTCGAAGCCGCACGCCAGCAGGACCGCAACGCTCTTGACAATGTGCTGTTCGTCTGCAAGCAGCTGGAACGAAAGCTTGTCTCGATGGGTCAGCCGCAGAAGCAGCCTGAGCAGACCGCCACAACTGCCACAGCCGCCGCAAAGGAAACCCACACCACTACATACAAAGGACGCAGCGAATGGCGGACTGAGATCTACAAGCTCGGCAACTCCATCGCTCGCATGACTGGTCTGACGCTGAATGCGGTTCTTAAACAGGCTTATGATTATATCGGCCGCAACTATGGCTGGTATTTCAAAGACGAACGCAAGGCGTATGTTGAGCGGGTCGGCTACATGGGTGACATCAAGAACCTCAGCGGCTTGGACATTATCGAGGATAGTGAAACGTGGAGCTCAATCTTTATGTCGATTATGAAGGATCGGTATGATAACGAAAAGCATGACGCTGAGGTCCGAAAGGGGATTAAGTCGGCACTCACCAAGAAGCCGCCTATGATCCCTGCTGATATGATTCCTACTCGCCACAGGGTAGAACCTGCTCCTGAGGTCGTTGCTGAAGAACCCGCACCGGTCGTTGTGGCCGAGGCTCACGCAGTCGAGATTGAAACACCGGCGGCTGAAGCTCCTGCGGTTGAAGAGCCGAAAAAGAAATATTATTACTACAAGCCGAGTATCACGCTTCCGATCGTTGAACCCATCGCAAAAAAGCTGGGCGATAAGACGCTTGGGTATTGGGTTACCTATGCAAAGATCTATGACGCGATCGGCACTGCAAAGATGGACCGAATGCGTAAAGCGTATGTACGTTCTCACAATAAGCCGCCCAAGTCTACTCCTGATATCTTCCAGCATTCTGATAAGAACATGAAAGTGTTTAAGGAGGCTGCAAAGATCGTGGCGGCAGCTATCTAAGCTATCTACTTCCTCCATTAGCCTTTGAGGCTGGCAGCCGGGAAAGACCGGCATATAACCAGGTGTAGCTCAATTGGCAGAGCGCGTGCTTTGGGAGCATGAGGCAGCAGGATCGTAACCTGTCACTTGGACCATAGCATAGGGCTTTATCCTTTCTCCCTGTGCAAAAAAAGCGAAGTTTTTTCTCTTTCACTTTTCCTTTTTCTTCGCTCGTGGCTGAAAATGCCGGGCAGGTACGATAACCCTGCTTTGATATGGAGCTGATGGTCGTACAACAGTTCGATTCTGTTGGGCTCCAGCTAGGTTCGATGCAGCGGCGTAGTGTAGTACAAAGCTGCTGGGGTGGCGCAATTCCACCGTGGGTGATCATACTCCCCCTCTGACACACCCATAACGCTTATATCCGAAAATATGCGAACAGACTGCGACGAGGCAGCTCCTCGTGGAGTGATGGTCTGGTGACAATATGAGTAGGCTATTGGATGACCTGAGTTGTGGTCTAGCTTAGTCGGTGCCCAGACTGGCGGAGAGTGAATTTGAAAGGGCAGTCTTTGAGGATGGACACCATAAGAGACCCGATTGCTTATGTGTTGTATCCGCTGACGCGACTGAGTATTGCGCAAACTTTGTAAGCCGCTTGCTCCTCGCCGATGCCGTTACATGGTTAAATCCTCCTCTCTGGGACGTTAGCTTAGTTGGTTAAAGCTCCTGGCTCATAACCGGGTGATGAGGTTAATTCTTCACGGGGGTTCGAGTCCCTCACGTCCCACCAAATGTGTACGAATATCAACAAGTAAAATGAGGCTGCGAAAATGGAAACAGAAAAAAAGTTTGAAATCTGCACTAAGACTACTGTTTATTTGACCCAGCAGGACATTGACGACATCATGGTGTCCGCTTTCGAAGGCGGCATCAACTACTGGTGCTGGCGCGTTGTTGTACAGGGTGATTACCTCGGTGAGTACGCCAGTGACCAGATTTCTCGCGGCGGGAAGCTTGCGGTCTGGCTTGACGAGCCGTTTGAGGACGACAAGACCTGCTATTTGCTCGACCGTGACAAGTTCCTCGCCGGCTTCAAGCTGTGGATTGAGAACGACGGGGACAGCTGTGACGCAATCGACTACTCCGATGGCTCCGTTGACTGCGGTCAGATTGATGCCATTTGCGCCGACGAAATCGTCCAGTACGCCCTGTTCGGCGAAGTCGTTTTTGGTTAATGAGGGGATCAAAAATAAGAACCTCCGAAAAATCGAAACGGTGTTCAATCCGTGAATTCACAAAACAATGAATAAGAAAGAGGTAAATCAAAATGACTGACAAGTATCTTAGTATTATCACGAACTTCGGGTGCCACTACAGCTGCCCTGAATGCATCGTCCGCAACAACAAGCTCAAGATGACTCCGACGGATGAAAACTCCTCATGGGATAATCTGTCTCGGACGCTTGGAGAAAATCCTGATATGAATTGGGTGTCCGTATCTGGTGGCGGAGATCCACTGTTTCATTGGTGGGAACATCAATTTTGGTGGCTCGGTTTATTTACTGTTTGTTCAAGCGCTAGGAGACATTTGGAGCTTCATACCAGCTATCTTCCGACGACTGATTCGAAGATGTTTGTGCTGTTTCCGTACAGCATGTTTGATAGAATTGTATATCATGTTCACAACATCAACGAGTTAAAGAAGGTTACCCGTGCTTACGATGAAATCGTTCGGGTGGTTTTTGTTGTGGACGACAGTATGACCGAGGACGATATCAACGCCATTGCTGATTTTGTTGAGGAGTCAGACCAAATCGACGAGCTTACCTTCCGGCAGCGTGTGGACGAGCACTACAAGGAAACCTATCATCTGCACGATTTCCTGTTGGCTGGTCATCAGAAGCGCTGGTGGTATGTCACCCAGTGCAATTACAATACCTACTATCATAACGGTAAGCTGTACACCAAGTATACCGATATCTTTGATAAGGAGTGATTCAGATGTACATCGTTGCAAGCGATTACACCAACGAGAAAGCTGATGTCTACAAGTCAGTAAGTATTGATAAAGCATTCAAATCAAGAGACGATGCGGTTGCTTTTGCCGCTGTTAGTTTTCAGTGCTTTCTCAATGGGATGCTTGAAGATGAGGTTGCTCGGTACGAAGATGCAGTGAAAGTTGACACTGAATCCTACGCTGATTTTTGCGGATGCGAGTTGAACCCATATCCTGAATATGTTATCGGTGCGGCAGTCGGCGATGGTGAAGATAATCACATGTATTACATGGTGTTTGAAGTAGAGGAGTAACCTGCGTAAGCAGTGGCGGCTCGGAAAGACGAGCAATGAGTCTCGGTGCTGAAATTGGTAAACAGGGAAGTCTCAAAAACTTCTGCGAAAGCTTGTGGGTCCGACTCCCATCCGAGATACCACCGGCTCGATCGAGTCGGGAGCTTATTGGGTGAAACGGTTTGGCAAATCGGAAAGACGGTTGACTGCTGGACAGACAGCTTTGATATGCTACCGTGGTGGAAAGCCAGACACAGGGGTCTTAAAAACCTCTGCAGGAGACTGCGTGCCCGTTGGAATCGGGTCGGTAGCACCAGGGTTCCTGTCTTTTTAGGTATGTTATTCAGCAGGAACCTTTTACCTCATTCTTGTTATTCCCGGCTCTTTTGATACGATGCTTCGGTCTATATCGTATCGAAAGCAACAAGGCTTTGTAAGCCGGGTTTATATGCAGCGGTCGTATAACGGCTAATACGTCGGCCTTCCAAGTCGAAAATGTGGGTTCGACTCCCATTCGCTGCTCCATTATGTGCGACGGTTTGAGACTCCTACATATAAATCCAGCCGGGTAAGTCCGTCCACAACCGGTGCAGGTAGACAGCTTTGCCCATTAGGTCTCTAACAAAATGGGGAGTTCAGGTGCCACGAAACTGTCGAAGGTGATAGTTCACGAACGATAGCGGGGAATACGAAACAGTGGTTAAACAGCAAAATGATCCGGCCTGAACATTTTATATGCGGCTATGGTGGAATAGGCAGACATGCCAGATTTCACTATCAAGATAAAGGTGATAAAAATGAAAAAGATTGACAGGTTTACAAAGAGTGAATTCGAATCGTTGTGTCGAGATAGTACAAGTTACAGAGATCTTGCAAGCAAACTTGGCTACTCAAAAGATAGCGGAAGTGCAAACGCCGCAATTAAACGTAAAATTCAAGAATACGGCATAAATCCAACTTGGTTCACAGGAGCAGGATGGAGTAGAGGGCTTACAAAGGAAACAGATTCCAGAGTGGCGAGAATTACAAAAACATTATCTGAAAAATATAAAACAGGTGAAGTGATTCCAGCATTTTCTGGACACCATCATTCTGATAAAACTAAGCAGGTCATGGCCGAAAAAGCAAAATATAATGCTTTGCATCAAATAAACGGGTGGAAATGCGGAAATAGCAAGATTCAAAACAAATACGAACGTCAAGCTGCCGAATTTTTGTCATCTGTTGGCATAGCTTTTGAAGCAGAAAAAACGCTTAGTAAAAAGAAACTTGGGTTAGACGAATACGGAATATATAATTTGGATTTTTTGATTGACGGGATTTTAGACCTTGAAATCGACGGGTCTTCTCATAATACTTTAGAAAATATTTTACATGATGAAAAACGTGATTCGGTTTTAATTGCAAATGGTTATAGTGTTTATAGAATTAAAACAAATGACAATCAAGAAATTTTAGCAGAAGAACTACGCAGATTTGCTGATATGTATTTTGCTAAAAAATAATGTGGGCGTATGGCGAAATGGCAGTACGCAGTTGCCCTAGGAGCAACCGTCGAGAGACGTGGAGGTTCGAATCCTCTTACGCCCACCATGTTCGAATATCAACAATAAAACCGAAAGGACGAAGTATTATGAAGGTGATTATTAGCACAACTCCTCTTAACGGCGTACTGACTGATATTACTCTCGATATGGGAGAAGACAAGAGCGACGTGATGGATGTGGTTGGCAACAGCATGATTGCCACTACCATTGATTGGCTCAACAGCAAGAAGATGTCGAAAGAAGATAAGAAAGTGTACACTGATATCTTGTGCAAAGTCTTAAAGGAAAATATCTTAAAAGGGCTCAAGTAAGGAGGGAACAGCCGTATGAACTCCATTATCAATCCTTGGGTGTTCTACTGGATCAGTGTCAGTGATGTGCTGTATCGATTGATGTGGGCTGGCGTAGTTGCTGGGCTGATTGTTTTGGTTTTTTCATCTTGTTGCGATGAAGATGGTGAGCCTGTCTGTGGCGAACGGAAACACATGGTACGAAAGGTCGGTATTTTTCTCACATCCCTTTGTTTGATTGGTGCCGTATTTATTCCTTCTGAAGACACCTGCTACAAGATGCTCGCCGCTGATATGTTTACACAGGATAACATCAACAACGCCACTGAGTATGTCACTGACGTGATTGATTATGCTGTGGACAAATTAAAAGAAGGGAACGGAGAGGACTGAGTAACATGGACGAGAGAAAATTCTGTATCGGTGATCGCGTAAGACTTGAGTCTCCGTGGGGTCCTGATGATCCCAATGAGGGTAAAGAGGGAATCGTTGTTGGGTATACAGAAGATACCGATTGTCTTCAAGTGCAGCTCTGCGATGGGTACACATGGAGCAAGCCAGAATTTCGCCTGATCGAGCACCTGCATGATGATTGGTGGGCACCTGTAGAGTCAACCAGTGAATGTCGCTGCGAGTCTCTGCTTTAATTTTTTTCGCCATCCAAACACACTTTACACTGTCAAATGAAAGGAGAAAACGGATGCATATCAAGTATGTGGACGGCCATTATGAAATCGTGTCGGCGGATAATGGCCAGTTCATTCAGTCGGCCGACACATGGGACGAGGCTCTTGACGATATGAAAGAGCTGCTAACAACAACGGTATAACGAGCAAACCGGCTCGTTTACATAACATTTTTTTATTATAAAGGAGATCAATATTATGAAGGCAACTGTTAAGTACAACAACGTTTTCGTCACTTCCGCTTACGACATCGAGACCCTGAAGAAGGTCAAGAAGTTCCGTCCCGAGGCTCTGGTTCTGTACAAGGGCGAGGGCAAGGAGAAGGAGCCTGTCTGCGCTATCGGTGTCAGCGGTTCTGCTTCTGCCAATGAGATGGGTGTGACCTTCGCAAAGAATTCCGTCACTACTCCCAAGGTCGCTACCATGAGCATCGAGCTGCCCAACGGTAAGACCACCGTCGAGGAGATCAATGAGTTCGTTCGTGAGAAGCTGGGTCTGGCCATCGTGAACTGCACCAAGATCGAGGAGCAGATCGCCGAGGCTATGGGCTCTATCGCTGCTGATGAGGCTGCTATGAACGCTGCTATCACCATCGAGAACGACGCTGAGCCCGAGGCCGCCGCCGAGTAAGAGCGCCGCCTGGTAAGAGCGCCACTGTGGTTCCACGCCGGATGTTCCAGCGCAATACGTCCGGCATTCGTTTTAGATGATTCGTCAATCCGACGTTTCAACAATAAATTTTTTAAATTAAAAAGGAGTACATATTATGCTGAAGATCACTGTGGGTACCAACACCAACCGTAAGACTGTCATGGTTACCGAGGACACTACCCTGCGTCAGTGCCTGGAGGAGAACGATATCAACTACGCTACTGGTCAGACTTCTCTTGATGGTTGTGTTCTGCAGCCTGGCGACATGGACAAGACCTTCGCCGCTATGCACGTTACCGAGAAGGCTTATCTGGTCTGTGTTCAGAAGATGGACAACGCCCGTTAAGGAATTAACGGAGTCTGATCCTGAATCTGTTCGAGCGAATCTCGAATAAAGTCCGAATATAAATCTGTTCTGGTTACAACAGATAAGTAGCATTGCAGCCGCTGGCAGGCCGGTTAAAGTCTGCCTTATATGTGTCCAGTATCTGGGCTTTTTAAATGCAAGATATGAATTTAAGGAGGAAGTAACTATGGCATTCACTGGTTTGCTGACGAAGCTCGGCTCGAACGAATGCAACGAATTTTTCTCTGACATCAAGAGCAGGAACAAATTCGAAACCGAAGATAACACAGTCCTGACCGTTCTCCGGGCAGTGATGAACGAGGAGCGGCTGGCGACTTTTACCGCTGATCCCGAGAACAAGGGCATCATGCAGTCTCTGGTGGTCGAGAACGAGATCCGGCTCCCGGACGATGAGAAGCTGACAGCGGCCTATTACGCTGGTGAGCGTGGTCCGTTCACAAAGATCAAGCTCGGTCTGTATTTCCATTTCATCCCCAACAAGAAAGCAGCCGATTACATCAAGCAGGTGAAAACGTTCGACGAGGACTACAAGAAGGCGGGCTGGGTTCGTCTTGAGGATGTCTCTCTGTATGTCGATCGCAGCGGTGACGCTTTGGTCTATCAGAACGAAACCAAGCAGGCGACCATGGTGTTCGCTCCTTCACCCAAGAGAATCCAGGTCATGCAGATGATGATGAGTTGTCTACCTCGTCTGCTTCCGTTTGCATTCAAGGATCACCCGGCAACCAGGGACGAACTCGATCTGCTGAAGATGCTGGCCGAGCAGAAGTATGACAAGTTCAATGCAGCAATCGACAAGATCTATGCAACTTATGACTTCTACGGCAAGAAAGTCGAAAGCATGCTCAAGGGATTCTGTAGTCAGAACTTCACCCGCTCGATTCATGATCAGGAAGAACGTGTTCGCCGGGCAGAGAACAACGTCAACGATTACATGAGCAGCGCCCGCGATGCCATGAAGCAGGTGGACGAAGAGCAGATGAAGCTTCTGGTACTCCGGAATCGTGCCTGCAACTCTGGAGACGATGAGAAGGAGCTGGTCGATTTCTTCAAGGCGAACAAATCTCTTATCGCTCTGGATAAGTCCGGCAATCAGCTGTGGGTCGGCGTGAACTGCTATCTGAATGACTACAACGAAGATATCTTTAAGCAGTATGTCGAAAAGCAGGATAAGATGTCCAGCTACATCTACGAGGAGAGCCCGTATGATATGGATCTCACCAAGAAGTTGTTCCTGGCTATCTGGAAAGAGCACCGGTTCAATCTGCGTGTCTACTGCGAGTGGATCGTCTATGATGACTGCCGCGTCGAAGCCATCAGAAGCAGTAACATGAATCATCGAGAAGACCTGATGAAGGATCGTTTTCCTCAGCCGCATATCGACCGGTTTACCTGTTACGGCGGCTATCGCGGTATGCTTCAGGATCTGGCTCTTCGTCGTGATTACATCGGCATTCTGTCCACTCTGGTGACCTCTTCTTCTTATATCAACTGGACGGATTCTACGGTTGTCGAATGGATGATGGAGCGTCTGTTCGGTGATTATAGAAACAGGAAGTGTCTGGAAGATAAGGATGGCAATCTCTACACCATCGGAGAGGTGATTGAGATCCTGGAAGACGAAAGCAAAGAAACGGCATAAGGAGGTTTGAAGTATGCAGCCGGTTAAAATGAATGACGAACTGATCCAAGGGATTTTGCGGGAGTTCTATGCACAGGCTTCTGCGTTGGGTAACCTGCAGACGGATAAGTTCTCCTTTAACAAGAATTTTTCCAAGCCTGCCAAGGACGCGGTCGAGGTGAATTTCACTCTGGAAGCTTATCACGAGATGTGTGCCCTGATCGATCACTTCAGTACCGAGGTCGCCTGGCACGGTCTGGTGAATCGCATTGATAAGACTCACTTCCAAATCACCAAGATCCTGGTCTATCCGCAGCAGGTCACGGGCGCAACAGTGAATACGGACCAGGAAAAGTATACGACCTGGCTGTATGAGCTGGACGATGAATCCTTTAATACGCTGCGGTTCCAGGGCCACAGTCATGTGAACATGGGCACTTCTCCCAGCGGCGTGGATATGCAGAATCAGTGGGATCTCATTGAGACCTTGAGCTCTGAGGACTACTACATCTTTATGATCTGGAACAAGCGGCGGGAGTATAACGTCCGTGTTGTGGACATGGCGGACAATGCCATCTACAGCGGCGACGATGTCAAGGTGACGATTGGAGAGGCCGATACGAAAGGGTTTCTCGAACAGGCGGAAGCGCTCGTCCAAAAGCCGGTCACAACTACATACAGTGGCTACAACGGCAACTACAATGGTGCAGCTTACTCCGGCAACTACAGCGCGGGTACAGCAGCTTATCAGGGAGGCGCGTTCGTTGGTAACACAAGCACCGCAGCCGCGTCCACGAAAACAAAAGCAGAAACGAAACCGGCAGCCACGACGAACCCGGCGCTGAAAACTGTCACGGGTGGAGCCGCCCCTAAGATCGATCCAGCCAAGAGCAAGGGAAGCGAATCCAATCTGATGAAGTATTATCAGGAGAATCCGAATGACCTGATGAACAATTGGAATTCGAGCTGCTATCCCTACGCTGACGCATTTCAGGACTAAGAAAGGAAACAACAATGGATCTGAGCAAAATCGAAATGGTGTTTGACCCTGCGTCTGTTAAGGGTCGCATTCATATCATCGGCTGTGGTTCGGTCGGCTCTACTGTGGCTGAACTGCTGGCACGATACGGTCTGACTAAGTTCACTCTGTGGGATATGGACTTTGTCGAACCCAAAAATATCGTCAACCAGATGTTCTTCCAGCAGGATATCGCTCATCCCAAGGTGGAAGCTGTGGGGAACATCCTGTGCAATGTGAATCCTGATATCAAAGAGGATCTGGTTCTGATGCCCAATGGCTGGCAGGGCGAAACCGTCAAGGGTTATGTGTTCCTGGCCGTGGACAGCATCGAGATCCGCAAGCAGTTCCTGGAGAAGAACAAGTACAATCCTGAGCTGCTCGGTGTGTTCGATATCCGCACTGGTCTGTATGATGCACAGTGCTGGTCGGCCGATTGGAAGGATCGCAAGCAGATCGACAATCTGAAGAACTCCATGAATTTCACTCACGAGGAAGCAAAGGTAAGTACGCCGGTGTCTGCATGTGGCATCGTTCAGGGTGTTGCACCGACCGTTCGTTTCATCTGCTGTCTGGCGGTTACGAACTTTATCAATTTCGTGGGAGGTAACCAGCTGAAAAAGCAGATCGTTGCAACTCCGTTCATTCTGGGTGAAGAGAGCGTCATGGCGTTCTGATAAAATCGTAAATAAATAATCGTGATGAATAGTTGTTTTTTCATAAACAGCGCACTTAGGCCAAGCCAAGTGTATCGAATTGTTAAGAAGAGGGGGTCCTCCCCCGAGGCGTCAACATTGCAAAACTAAACAGGTACCGCCGGCTAACGGTGCCCCCACAGAGTTCAAAACGACCTTTTTGGATCACCTGCAGGCGGTTATGTAGCCAATCTCAGCATCCAATCATGATCGGGACCTCCTATAGCATGCTATTTTAGCCTCAAGAGACCCACTTAGATCACGATGAAATCATAAAGGAGAAACAATGTACATTACATATCTGAATCCTCCTAAGACTCGGCAGATCACTTTTGATGAGATCCTCGCCGGTGTCCAGAATGTAGAAGCACTGCACTATGGCGGCAGCAACACATCTACAATGACCGTGTGCCGCAACGATTTAACCGCCAAACTTCGCGCTATCACCAATGTTCCTGAGATGATCGAGAAGCTGGCGGCCTACAACGTGAAGTATGCGGCGCTTGAATCCAGCGATATCCCGAGTCACTATTCTCACTTTGAGATTCCAAAGAAATCTGGCGGCTGGCGACCCATTGATGCGCCCGATAAAACTCTTTATGATGCACTGATTGAGCTGCGGGAACTACTGAAGAGCTTTATGATCGCAGATTATCACACAAATGCTTTCGCATATATTCCCAATCGCAGCTTTATCGATACGATCCGTAAGCATCAGGCAGGCCACAATAAAACTGTCGTTGATGAGGCGACCGGCATGAAAAAGGTCGTAAATTATCAGAATCATTGGGCGGTCAAGTTCGACTTCCATGGTTTTTTTCCCAGCACGACACCGGATTTTCTGCTCGGCATGATGAGTGTGATCTATCCATTTGCTCTGATCATGCGGGATGCACGCGGCCGAAATGAACTGGCAAAGGCGGTCAACTTGTGCTTCCTTCGCAACGGTCTGCCGCAGGGAGCTCCCATCAGTCCGTGGCTTACCAATGTGATGATGATTCCGTTTGACCACTGTATCACTCGCAAGCTGTGCTATGGCTACAAAGCAAAGGACGGCATCGATCGCGAGTTCACTTTCACACGATATGCAGATGATATCCTTATCAGCTGTTATCATCACTTTGACCCAATGGAAATTCAGCAGATCATCATTGATGCGTTGAACTTCTTCCATGCACCGTTTACTCTGAACGAAACGAAAACGCATTACGGCAACCGGCACTCCAGCAAGAACTGGTGCCTCGGCCTGATGTGGAACAAGGACAATCAGATCACGGTTGGCTGGCGCAATCTTAAGATGTTCCGTTCGGCTATGACGAATTATATCGATGCAAAGCAGCACGGCAGAACCTGGGAGTTGGAAGATCTGCAAAAGTTCAATGGCAAGCTCAACTATTATCACATGGTCGAGCCCGAGGTGATCGACGAACTGATCCGTCGTTACAATGCAAAGTTCGGCACCGATATTGTGGCGATGCTTAAAGAGGATCTTCGTCCCAAAGAGGGCGTTGTTGCATAAAAAATGGAGATACACACAAGGAGTGATGATCTATGATTGAAATTATGTGTCGGGATGGAAAGGTTCCGTCGAAAGAACTCGAAAAGGTTGCGGATATGATCTACTATTCCACGGGCATCGAAACAGAGGTGGTCTACGAAGAGGATCGGCGAGCCTTGGTGTTTTGGGGTCCTGAGGATGTCAAAGAGATCGTGGAAAGTTTGAATCTGAAATCGATCAACACAGACGATACCAATTTCTGCGATACCATTGTGGCCGCCGCAGAGCCGAGCATTCACCAGGCAATGTTGGAAGCCGGCAGAGATGTCCTGTTTGACGAAGTCTGTGAAACTGCGGCATCTATGGGCGAACAAATCGAATTCGATGAGCCCGATCAGTAATCAGTAAACAAAAAAAATCACTTTGCATATCGTTCCAAAAGAGCGAGCATCACGCCCAAGGCGGATGTTAAGAAGAATACCCCAACAACCGGCCGCTGCACAATACGGACCTTGATCGTGCAGCTGGCCTCAGCCTATCCTCGTCAGGAAACACTCGTCCTTCGATCCGGGACGAAAGTCACGCGCCAAGTCGCGTGACAGAAGTCCCTGATCGTGCGTCCTCCCGTTTCCAGAGCATCGGATTTAGAAAGTGATTTTGATAAAAAAGAAAATGAGGTAGAAATATTGAATTGATGTATAAGCCCGGCGATAAAGTAATGATTCGCCCGGATCTGAACTGCCGTGAAGTTTATCGTATGAGGTCAGGCCGCCACAATGGGGACTATACCTACAATGTGGTTGATCAAATGGCAGATCAGGCTGGAAAGGTTTTTACGATTCATGGTCCTCGCCACGGAGGAGATGGATACACTCTGGAAGAGTTTGATTATGGCTGGACCGACGAGATGTTCATTCCAATCAATGAATGTTGCTGTGATAGCCTTCTGTGAGGTGAACTATGGAATACAAATACGATGTTGGCGATGCAGTAGTCGTAAAGCAAGATCTCAAAACGGGATGCAACTACTTTATGGAGTCTGGACCTAGTAGGTGTACATACAACAATGTTGTCGACGAAATGAAAGAGTTCGGAGGCAAGACCGTTCACATCTCAGGATATTTTGATGGCCAATATCTCATCGAAGAGGACGATGAAAGATGGTCCTGGACGGACCAGATGTTCCTGACGCAGGACAAATACAGCGCTGCTTGTGTTTGCGAAAGTTTACTATGATTGGAATGATTTAAAAATGCAGAATCCCTGCCATTATTGTGTGGCTCCCAAGCGTTATCCCGGGTGTCACGATCACTGTCAGGAGCGCCAGCAGTACGTCGAAACTGAGCTGACACAGCAACACCAGTACAAAGAGAAGTGCCGCATGATCAACGATTTCGATAACGAGCTATACACTCATAACCTGCGTTATAGAGAAAAACATCAACATAGATATTGATTTACATAGAAAGGATGAAGATCAATGGCAGAACCGGCACGTAAGTGTAAGGATCGCGTGGTTCAGTTCCCGCAGCAGCCTGGTTCCGAAGCTCACATCACCATGAGTGAAACCGAGCTGAAGGAAATGATTTGGGACATCGTGGCTGCCGCTCGCAAGAAAAAGCACAAGACAAAGCCAACCAACAGCCTTTATACAAAGGATGGCCGCATCAAACCTTCGCCTGCTGATCCGATTCGTTCCAAAGAGGATTTCCAGAAACTGGCGAATTATCTCGCTTCCAACGGCGAACCTAAGTTTCGTCTACGCAACAAGGCGATTTTCGTGTTCGGGTGCAGTCTGGGTATTCGTTGCGGCGATCTTCTCAGTCTGAAAACGGCCGATGTTTACGAACAGGATGGCAGTGTGAAAGAGCATGTCGAACTGATCGAAGAAAAGACCCGTAAGCGCAATGTGTGCAAGATCCCTAAGATGGCCGCCGACATTTTGGAAGATTATTTCGATGAACAGAATTTCGAGATCAGTCAATCTGATTATCTGTTTCGCAGTCGCAAGGGTGGCCCTCTGACAGTGCGCGGATTTTATCGGATCTTGAAAGAAGCAGGGAAAGCGTGTGAGCTGGATATCGATCTGTCCACTCATACCATGCGCAAAACCTATGCAATGGCTGCACTTCAGACAGCGAAAAAGGCTGGTACATCTGGGCAAACGATCGAGATGCTTCAAGAAAAGTTTAAGCATAGCAGCCAGCGTGTCACAATGCATTATGTCAAGGCAGACCAGGATAAGATGGACGAAATGTCTGATCGTGTGTCGGACTGGTTCGATGATGGAGGAGTAGAATGACTGATTACATGTATCACCCGGGCGACAGAGTCCGCGTTCGGCGTGATCTCTCGGAAAATGAAGACTATAAAATGTTGTCTGGCAAAAATAAAGGTCAGTGCTGGCTGGCTCCTCCATGGATGAAAAAATACGCAGGACAAGAGATCGTCATTCAAGAGATCGCACAAGTTCGCGGTGTTTATAAAGCACAGGGAATCGATGGCTGCATCTGGACTGACGAGATGTTTGAGCCGCTTGTCGTGGACGAGTGCGTTTGTGATCCACTGCTGTAATGAAATGGAGGAAGTAGAGCGATGTCAAGATATTATCAGTACAAAAACGGAGAGGAAGTGGTTGTTCGGCCTGATTTGGAGCGCGGTGTTCAGTATTATATGCGTTCCGGTTACCGAGCAAACGATGTCAGTGCTACCCTTACTTATTCTCAGGCGCAGCGGCTTGGCACTGTGGTTCATATTGCCGGCAAGCGCAATGGTCGCTATTACATCGACGAAGATTATGGGTGCGATCGGTGGACGGACGAGATGTTTGCAGCGCCCAACGAATGTATCTGCACGCCGCTGCTGTGAGGTGAATCATGGAAGGTGAATACCTGTATAAAATTGGCGACATCGTAAAAGTTCGCGACGATATTGATCGAAACATGTATTATTATATGCGCTCCGGCCCCAAAGCTGGATGCGAACCCGGGACTGTATATCATATCGGAAAATATAAGGGGTCAGTCCACAAAATCATTTCTTATGAGCTGGGTTATTACCAAATCGATAATGACCCTGATCATCTGTACTGGTCTGATGGAATGTTTGAGCCGATGTCGGTAAACGAATGCATTTGTGAATCTTTATTGTGAGGTGATTGAATGGATTTTAAATACAAGCCGGGCGATCAGGTTCAAGTACAAGCAAATGCTTTTTATAAGGACGACAGATATCATATGTTATCTGGTCCCCTTACAGATAGGCTGGCGGAAAACACTGTTACAATCAGCGAAAGAACGATTGATATAAGAAATAGTCTTTTGGGCAAAATCGTTACGATAGAAGGATATGCCCTTAGCAGATACGTCATCAAAGAATGTAGAGGTACCGTCCTGTGGACTGACGATATGTTTGTTGAAGAAGATAGTAGCGAATGCTGCTGCGAATCTTTATTGTGAGGTGAATGTGATGAAACCTTTATTGTACAAGCCGGGTGATCTGGTAACGATTCGTTCAGATTTGACCGCAGACCGCGATTACCCTGTCTGGTATGGGCCGTCAGCAGGCAAACGAGACCTTTTCTGTAACGACGATATGGTCAACTATAGCGGAAAGACCTATGAAGTCGAGGATTACGCCGATGATGATGATTTTTATAGACTACAGGGAATCCCTTATTGGTGGACTGAGTCTATGTTTGAAGACCAGACCGAATGTATTTGTGACAGTTTACTGTAATCAAAAAGGAGAATGAAAACAATGGCAAACTTCAAAGAATTCCGCGCTCTGATTCAGAAGCATTTCAATGAGATGGTGAAGGATGACGCACCTCTGTTTATTACCAATGCAGATGAGGATAAGCTATATGACCTCTATCTGGACAGCTTCCCGGCTGGCACGAATCCTATTTTTCGTAAGCGCCGTGAGTATGATTGCTCCTGCTGCCGTCGCTTCGTGAAGAACATCGGTAAGCTGGTTTCTTTCATGGATGGTCAGATGGTCACCGTCTGGGATTTCGACACCAAGTCTGACGTTTATCAGCCGGTTGTGGATGCGCTGGCTGCCTATGTGAAAACCTGCGCCGTCGTGAATCCGTATTACGTCAGCCGTAACATGATCTCTGATGGCAAGTTCGGCACAGAGATGAACTATGAGTATGATGCCGATCATAAGGCGGTTCATACCTGGGATCATTTCGCTGTCGAGATTCCTCAGCGGTTCATTGTGCGTCCCGATGACGTACCTACCAAGATGGCTCAGTGGCGTGATTCCGCAAATGTGTTCAAGCGTTCTCTGGAGGAGCTGACCATGGATGCCGTGGACACCGTGCTTGAACTGATTGCTCAAAATAGTCTGTATCGCGGCAAGGAGTTTGAATCTCTGGTTCGTGGTTTCAAAATCGATAAGCGAGTGTATGATCGTCTGCCTGATGAAAAGAAGTCCGCTTATGTTTGGATGGCTCCCGGCGGTATGTCGATGAACCGGCTTCGTATCCGCAATACGGCAATCGGTACTCTGCTGGTGAACCTGAGCGAGGGTATGGATGTGGATGCTGCTGTGACTGCTTTTGAGAAGGTGGTTGCTCCTGCCAACTATAAGCGCCCCAAGGCGATTTTCACCAAGAAGATGCTGGAAGACGCACAGAAAACTGTCACTGAGCTGGGCTACATGAACAGCCTGGGTCGTCGGTTCGCCACTCTGGATGATGTTACTGCCAACAACATCATGTTCTGCAACCGTGATGCTGCCCCTCGTGTGATGGGCGCTGCGAATCCGTTCGAGGCAATGGTAAAGTCTCTGGGTACCGACCCTAAGAAGTTCAGCCGCGCGGAAGAAATCGGCATCGAAAAGTTCGTCAAAGAAGTTCTGCCTACTGCGGCAGGTCTGGAACTGTTCATGGAGAATCGCTTCTCGAAGAACATGGTATCTCTTATTGCGCCGCAGGATAAGAGCGCGCCAAGCATGTTCAAGTGGTCCAATGGTTTCAGCTGGGCGTATACCGGCAATATGGCAGACAGCGATATCCGCGAAAACGTTAAGGCTGCTGGCGGTAAGGTGGATGGCGTACTGCGTTTCTCAATTCAGTGGAACGATGTGCCGGGTGAATGGGATGAAAACGATGAGGATGCTCATTGCATTGAACCCAATAAGAATCACATCTATTTTGGCAACAAGTGGTACCCTCGTACTGATGGCCGCCTGGATGTGGATATCACCCATCCTTCGCGGGATAAGGCTGCTGTTGAGAACATTACCTGGCCTGACATTAAGAAGATGAAGGAAGGCGAGTACAGCTTCTATGTGAACTGCTTTGCTAGTCGTGGCGGTAAAACTGGTTTCCGTGCCGAGATCGAGTTCGATGGCAATATCTACTCGTTTAACTACGATAAGCCGCTGCATGGTGGTCAGAATGTCGCCGTGGCAAAAGTCACGCTGAAGGATGGCAAGTTCTCTATCAAGGAGCTGCTGCCCAGTTCTACCAGTACCCGCGAGATCTGGGGTGTGAATTCCAATCAGTTTGTACCTGTGTCTGTGGCGATGTACTCTCCGAACTACTGGGACGAACAGACCGGCAATGGCAACCGTCACTACTTCTTCATGCTCAAGGACTGCGTCAACCCGGAAAAGCCCAATGGTTTCTACAATGAATTCCTGAAGGCAGACCTGCTGCAGCATAAGCGTGTGTTTGAGGCGTTGGGTTCTCAGATGGCAGTTCAGTCCGTGGATGACCAGCTGTCCGGTGTTGGCTTCTCTGAGACGCAGCATAATAGTTTTATCGTTAAGGTGCAGGGGGCAACTGAGCGAGTTCTGAAAGTGGTGATTTGATGGCAACTTATCCTACAGAATATAGGTATAAAATCGGCGACAAGGTTCTTGTAAAAAATGATCTGCACGAAGCTCTCACGTATAGTGATAGTTACAAGATGCGATCTGGACCGCGTGCTGGTGGCTGGGCCTCGTGCACCAAACGACACCTCTCTTTTGCAGGAGCTATTGTGACGATTAAATCGTATAAAAATGGTGGATATCATATCGCGGAAGCTCCTGATGGTGATTTCTGGACAGACGATATGTTCGTTGGTCTGGTAAACGAAAATGAATGTTACTGCGAATCTCTACTGTGAGGTTTGTTATGGATTATGTAATCCCACTTCGATTTAAGCAAGGCGATCATGTTGTGGTTCGTCCGGATTTGGATATCAATACGGTCTATCAAACATTTGGAGGTAAGAATGCCGGTTATCGTGCAACTCCAACGTTAAATATGGTTCGCCTTGCTGGGTCGGAATTTGAGATTAAAGAATACTCTAGGTCTCAAAAAACTGTAAAACTAAAGTGCTGTGGTTCTTATTGGACAGAACAAATGCTGATTCCCAAAAGTTTTGTAGAACAGGAATGCGTTTGTGAATCACTATTATAAATCTGAAAGGGGAAATTATCATGGAAAAGAATCTGTTTGAAATCGCAACCCGTAATCGCTATCGCTTTAACTACAAGGGCGTTATGACCGTAGAGGATCTGTGGAGTCTGCGGGTCGAGGATCTGGATGCCATCTTCAAGATGCTGAACCGTCAGAAGAAAACCGCCGACGAGGATTCTCTGTTGGCCACTAAGAGCGCCGAGGATCAGGATCTGGCCAATAAGATCGATATCGTCAGGTATATCGTGTCTGTCAAGTTGGCTGAGGCAGCGGAGCGTGTGTCTGCCGCCGAGAAGAAGGCACAGCGTGATAAGATCATGGAGATTGTGGCAAAGAAAAAGGATAAGGCGCTGGAAGACATGGGCATCGAGGACCTGATGAAGAAGCTGGAAGAGCTGAACTGAGAAGGGAAGTATCAAACATGAAAGTTGTTGAAAGCGCAAGCAATCTGTTCCTGTATGGCGACGATATGAAGGCGTATGACAAGATCCCGGCGGGTACCTATGATATCCACTGTTCTGAGATGACCGGTTTCTATCTGTCCCGCCGCCCCGATATGGTCATCAACGAAAAGGTGTATGGTGTCCAGAGCAGCAAGGTTGCCAAAGTGCTGAATTCGTTCAAAGTGTTCAACCGCAATCTGGGTGTCATCCTCAGCGGCAACAAAGGCATCGGCAAATCTCTGACCGCTAAGATGATTGCAATCGAGGCCGTCAAGCAGGGCTATCCTGTCATTCTGGCTAACCGCTATATCGGCGGTATCGCCAATTTCATCGAATCCATCGATCAGGAAGTTATGATCCTGTTTGACGAGTTTGATAAGACATTCAAGGCCAGGGACAATGAAAGTCCGCAGGATACGATGCTGAGTCTGTTCGATGGCACCAGCGCGGGCAAAAAGCTGTTCGTTGTCACCTGTAACCAGCTCAATGGCCTGAACGATTATCTGGTCAACCGTCCCGGCCGCTTCCACTATCACTTCCGCTTCGATTACCCGGGCGCTGACGAGGTCGAAACCTATCTCAAGGATAAGCTCGAAGAGAAGTATTACGATCAGATCCCCGCCGTGGTCGATTTTTCTGGCAAGATCGATCTGAACTACGACTGCCTGCGGTCTATCGCCTTTGAACTGAATCTGGGCACTCCATTCGCAGAGGCCATCAAAGATCTGAATATCATCAATATGAACGAGACCAGCTACAAGCTCACTGTTATCTTCAAGGATGGTTACCGTGCGTCCAGCACCAAGCGTTTTGATATGTTCAATGGTGCACAGCGTATCTGTTTTGATGTCAAGCTGAAAGATGGCTACTGGCCTGATTGCTACATCAACACCGAGGATATCCAGTATAACCCATCCAACGGTGAGCAGTTCATTGATGGAAAGAAGGTTGATGTGATCAATCCGTATTCCAAGAGTGATGACGATGAAAAGGATCGTTATGAAGCTTTTGAAAAGGACAACGGTGTGGTCAAAGTCATCATCTCTCGTACTCGTGAAAGAGACATTCACTACATGGTTTAAGGAGGCTTATTTGATGCGCACCTATGAAAAGATTGAGACGGTTTTCAATCGAGACACTGTTGGCACAAAGAAACTGATTCTTGGAGATTTTCGCAATGAGACCATCGAGTTCCTACAAAATAACGAGTGGGAGTTCACTGAGAAAGTGGATGGAACGAACGTGCGTGTTTGCTGGGACGGTCATAGGGTAAGTTTTGCAGGACGAACTGAACGCGCCGAACTTCCTAAGAATCTGACAGCCGCACTGAATGAAATCTTTGGTACCCCTGAAGCAGAAGAGTTATTTGAACAAACTTACGGTGACAAAGAAGTAGTCCTCTTTGGCGAGGGTTACGGTGGCAAGATTCAGGGATGCGGTCATGGATACCGGCCTGACGAGTGGTTTATCTTATTCGATGTCCTGATCGGTGATAACTACCAGAATAGGGAATGGGTTGAGAAGACTGCTCAGATGTTTGACATCCAAGCGGTTCCTGTTTTATTCACGGGAACGATTCGAGACGGTATTAAGTTTGTATGTCAGCATCCGAAGTCTACAATTTCGATTGATAGCATTTATATGGAAGGTCTGGTTGGTCGCCCGAAAGTTGAACTGAAAGATCGACGTGGCAATCGGGTAATCGTTAAAATCAAGTGGAACGATTTTAAGGACTTCGCAAAGGAGAAATAATATGGTCAAAGCAAATCATTATAAAATCAGTTCTTTTCCTGACGGCACTCCGCTGATCAAGAAGGATCTGGACATCAATTATCTCAATGTAATCAGCATCGTCTGGACGTTTGAATCCATGGCCGAGCTTCCCACGGTCATTATGATCGCAAAGGACGCAAAGGATAACGGGGCAGAAGTCGAGCTGTTTATGCCGTATATTCCGAATGCCCGCATGGATCGTGCCTATCACGACGAGGATGTGTTCACTCTCAAGTGGTTCGCCGATGAGATCAATCGATGTGAATTCAGTAGCGTCAGCGTGTTTGATCCTCATAGTGATGTAGCTCCGGCACTAATTGATCGGTGCGAAGTACATACTCCGATTCGTGAAATCTGTCAGGCAATTGAGGAGAGCAAGCCGGATGTGATCTATTTCCCGGATGCCGGCGCAATGAAACGATATGAGGAGACTGTTCACTGGGCACTGGATCGAGTAAAGTGCAGTGCTTATATCATCCATGGCGATAAAAAGCGGGACTGGGCGACTGGTAAGATTCTCGGTTTGGATGTCACAGGATATCCTCCAAAGGGAGGCAAGGTTCTGATGATCGATGATATTTGCTCTTACGGTGGTACGATGTTTTATTCAGCTAAGAAGCTGAAAGAGCTGGGTGCGGGCGATATCGATATCTATGTCAGCCACTGTGAGAACAGTATCCTGGATTCTGAGCGCGGCCATCTGTTTGACGACCCGGAACTGATTCACAAGGTGTATACGACCGATAGTATTTTTACTGGTAAGCACGATAAAATCACTGTATTGAGACATCGTTGGGCCGAGGACTGATATGGAAGTTTGGGCATTAGATATTCATTTTAATACGGATGGAGATTTTGGTTGGCGGCTTGCTCCAGTTGCAATGACATATAATGCCAACGATCAATTTTACAGGTTGAACGTAGTTCGAGAAGTTAAAAGCGATGTCGAAAAACGTCAAGTGATTGCCGAATTTAATTGGATTTTGGAACAGCTGATTGCAAATCTTCATACCGACAAAAATTATGTTTTTGATTGCGTTGATGAAATGCTAAATGACTCTCTTGATGAAAAGTGGAAAGAAGATTTTTGTCATGAACTGTCTGGTAACTATGATGGTTCCTATGTTCAATTCCGAATTCATACGTCAAAAGATAAAATGTCTTTCAAGGTTAACTGCACAAGAGAAGAGTACGAAAAAATTCAAGAAAAATACGGTAATTTCTTTAGCATTACTTCAAATAAAATCGTGGAAAAACTTCTGGAGGAGAATTTGAAATGATCAACATTAACCCGATGCTGCTGTGTGATTTCTACAAGACAACTCACAGTAAGCAGTTCCCGGCCGGCACTACCAAGCTGGTCAGTTATTTTACTCCACGCATGAGCCGACTGGATGGCGTGGATGAAGTCGTCGTGTTCGGCATTCAGGCATTCTGCAAGGATTATCTGGTACGATATTTTAAGGAGCAGTTCTTCAATAAACCCAAGGATGAAGTCGTTGCCGAGTACAAGCGTGTCCTGGATGCGACCATTGGTAAGGATGCTTACGATCTGAGCAAGATTGCAGCTCTGCATGATCTGGGTTATCTGCCTGTCGAAATCAAGGCGCTGCCAGAAGGTACTCGTTGCCCCATCCATGTGCCGTTTCTGGAGATGAGCAATACGCATCCTGATTTCGCATGGGTTCCGCAGTTCCTCGAATCTTTTATGAGTTCTGAGCTGTGGCATCCGATGATTTCTGCAACGGTCGGAACTCTGTATCGTGATATCGTGAACAAGTATTACGATGAAACCGTTGAAGAGGGTGTGCTCCATGCTCGTGCCCTTGGTGATTTCAGTTTCCGTGGGCAGGAGTGTATGCAGTCGGCAGTCAAGTCAAGCGCTGGTTGGTGCCTGAGCTTCCTGAATACGGCCACTGTTCCTGCAATTCCGTATCTGGAAGAAATGTATCGCTGTAATTGTGAAGAAGAGCCTGTTGCGTTTGGCGCTGTCAGCACCGAGCATAGTGTGATGTGTTCTAACTTCGCTGTCGATGGCGACGAGATCACTTTTATCCGCCGGGCGCTGACCGAGCTGTATCCGAATATGAGTTTCAGCATGGTGTCTGATTCCTACGACTACTGGAATCTGGTCGATAATATCCTGCCGCAGCTCAAGGATGAAATCATGGCTCATAATGGTACGCTGCTGATCCGTGGTGATTCTGGTGACCCGGTCGAAATCGTTACGCAGACTGTCTACCATCTGTGGGACATCTTCGGCGGAACAGTCAACAGTAAGGGCTACAAGGTGCTCGATTCTCATGTCAAGGCTCTGTACGGCGATTCCATTACGGTGCAGCGGTGTGAAAAGATTTATGCCGAACTCAAAGTACACGGTTTCGCCTGCAACAATGTCAGTCTTGGCGTTGGTTCCTTCTCCATGCAGTGTATCGAGCAGAATGGCCAGTTGAAGCCGTTCACTCGCGATACTTTTGGCATGGCTGTGAAGGCAACTTATGGCGTTGTCAATGGCAAAGAGATTCAGATCTTCAAGGACCCCAAGACCGACACTGATCACTTTAAGAAGAGTCTGAAGGGTATGTGTTATGTCACTAAGGATGATTCTGGAAAGCTGGTTTGTACTGACGGCCTGATGGATCACGCTGCTCATTCTGACGGAAACATGCTGCAAACCGTATTCCGTAATGGCGCGATGGTCAAGGAATACAGTTTGAAGGAAGTTCGCGACCGACTGTGGGAAGGGAAGTTCTAATGGGAGAGATCAAAGAGATAAACCACCAAGAAGCGGATGCAATTATTTGTAACCCGTTAAAAGCTGATCCGGGGTTGTTCCTTCACAAAGATGGGAATTTCTATGTTGGAATTGATAATACGACCCATGATGCTTGGGTTGAAGACTTTGCAACTCGAAAAGAATGTGAGGATTGGTTGGTTGGAAAAAACTTTGATGAATGATGTGGAGGCGATGATATGGCTGTTGTAGTAAAAGAAGGCAATGTGTTTGATTCTGATGCAGACATTATCTGTCATCAAGTGAATTGTCAGGGCGTAATGGGATCAGGCGTTGCCAAGGAAGTCCGTGAGAGATTCCCAAATGTGTATGAGCAATATCACGAATTATGCGAGCTTCATAAAAACTACAGTGCCGGGTTGCTTGGCACGGCTCAGATCGTCCCTGTATATGGTGGCCGCAACGAGTTTTGTATCGCTAATTGCTTTGGCCAAGATAAATACGGTTACAACGGGGCACAGTACACTTCAGTTGGCGCTCTGATGGAAGCTCTAATTTATGTTGCAGAGCAGGCAAGACAGTTTAGTTGGAAGGTCGCAATGCCGTATAAAATCGGATGCGTCCGTGGTGGTGCTGATTGGGAGACCGTCAAAAAGATCATTGACGTTACATTTCAAGGCGTCGATGTTGAACTATGGAGATTGGAGGGCAAATAATATGCGTAAGTATGCATTTGATGCGGCAAAGACGAAGGATGAAATCGTGAAATGGATTCAGGATTATTTCCGCAAGAACGGTCCTGAGTGTAACGCCGTGGTCGGTATCTCTGGCGGCAAGGATTCCAGTATCGTGGCAGCTCTGTGCTGTGAAGCTTTGGGTAATGGCCGCGTGATCGGTGTCTTGATGCCGCAGGGCGTTCAGAGCGATATTGATGTGGCGCGTGAACTGGTCGCTCATCTGGGTATCAAGTCGTTCGAGATCAATATCGCAGAGACTGTGAATGCGCTGCTGACCAATGGCCGGGCGGCTGGTTTGTGCGACTCCAAGCAGGCTCGTGTAAATCTGCCGGCGCGAATCCGTATGGCGACTTTGTTCATGGTGTCTCAGAGCATGAATGGCCGGGTGGCTAACACTTCTAATCTTTCGGAGGATCATGTTGGGTTCGCCACCCTTTTTGGAGACAGTGCAGGTCAGTTCAGTCCTCTTGGCAAATTGACTGTTACCGAAGTAAAAGCCATTGGCCGTGAGCTGGGGCTTCCTGAGAAGTTCATTGAAAAGGCTCCCGCTGATGGATTGACCGGCCGCACTGATGAAGATAATTTCGGCTTTACCTATGATTTCCTTGACAAATACATCCGCACTGGCGATTTTGGCGGTGATACTGCAACCGCAGGCAAGATCGATCGGATGTACGATGCCAATGTGTTCAAGCTGTTGCCGATGCCGGTGTATAACCCTGACGTTTACGAAGTTGAGTGGTAACAGGAGGATCTAATGATGGAAAAGGTTGATATCCTTGTCGTTGTTGATATGCAGAATGATTTCGTAACCGGCGCTCTTGGTACTCCTGAAGCACAGGCCATTGTGCCGAAGGTCGTTGAGAAGATCAAAGGATGGAAAGGGGAAGTTCTGTATACGCAGGATACGCATTATGACAACTACCTCGAAACTCAGGAAGGCAAACATCTTCCTGTAAAACATTGTATCGAACATACGAGGGGCTGGTTGTTTGTTGACGAGATTGAATATGATCTTTTGCCAGAAATGAAAGATCCGCAAGCAAAAATTTACGAAAAGAGAACTTTCGGTTCGAAATTGCTGATGGAAGAGTTATGTGACGCTCATTTTTCTACGATTGGAGAAATGGCAGATTTTGAGATCAATTCCATCACTCTGATTGGTCTTTGCACGGATATCTGCGTCATCTCTAATGCGCTTCTGCTTAAGGCAGCCCTGCCTGAGGTCCCTATCATTGTGGATGCAAGTTGCTGTGCCGGTGTTACTCCTGAATCCCACAAGAACGCACTGGCCGCCATGAAGATGTGCCAGATCGAGATCGTGAACGAGGAATAAAATGCACTACGTTAATGAAGATATTATTTTGAGTTCTGATGGAGCAAAACGACTCCAGTATCTTCTAAGCCATCCGGATGTAGAGAACACGCAAAAGAGGTTAAAGGAGTGTATGGACTTTCTCGCTGAAATGAATTATCGGGAGAACGAAGACGGGACTGCTTCTTTTGATATTGATCTTGAGGTGTAAATCATGCGCTACAGAGTAGATGTGAAAGTCGAAGGATACATTCTGGTTGAAGCAAAAGATCCTTTTGAAGCTCATAAAATCGCAGACATGCATCAAGAAGATATCGTTTGGGATAACTGGATGACATATACAAGCTGTAAAAAGATTCAAGGAGCCTAATATGGAAGAGATTATTATTTTCGGTTAACGTCCAGATGCCAGGTGATTGGCGGTACTGGGGCAGACATAACCGCCGCCAGAATAATTTAGTTGGAGGTGTGCAATATGTTTTTACTTATCAATATTTATGAGAGCCAAACAACTTCGGCTTATGTCGCCAACATGAATCAGTTTGAAAGTTTCGATGCAGCACAAAAGGAAATGCAGAAATGCGTTCAACGCGCGTATTGGGATTACTATAAAACATGGACAGAAGATAAAGAAGATGAGGATCGTGAACCGCACGTAGATAGAGACGACACAACAATGTTTGTTGTTGGTTATGATCACAAGGATATCTGGCAGATTTATCATTTATAAAAGAGGTGTAATTATGGCCAGTAAAGGTTGACATTGCTGAATTGAAAGGAGAATGGGTATGAACGAAGAAATCGAAAAGAAGCAGACTGAACTTAAAAATGAGATCTATGAAGATCTGAAGAAATATCTGACATGGGATGATTATATCAAACTCACCCAATGGCTGAACGAACATAATTTTTGGGTAGCTCCTGCATCTGCAAAATATCATGGCTCTCATCCATGTGGTTTGGCCGAGCATAGCATTGCTGTTGTGAAGGCTCTTGTTTCGTTGACAGATAAATTAGGACTGAAATGGGAAAATCCACGTTCTCCGTATCTAATTGGGCTGCTGCATGACGTTTGCAAAACAGATCAGTATCTTTTTATTCCGGATAAAGGAACGTATGAGTATCTGAATAACTCTATTTTCAGTCATCATGGCGAAAAATCTATCTGTATGCTGGCGAGTGTTATTACCCTGACAGAGGAAGAAGTTGCGTGTATTCGATGGCATATGGGCGCGTATGAAACCGACACGAACGAGTGGAAGTATTACAACAATGCCATCGGGCAGTATCAGAACGTACTATGGACACATACCGCTGATATGATGGCCAGTCATATTGCTGGTGTATAAGGAGGAATTTTATGTCACCCTGTTTGTTATGTGCCGAAAAGAACTGTCACAACTGCCCATGTGCGATCTGTGAGGTCGTCAATGGCAAGCTGCAGGATAATTTTGTAATGCAGACAGCAATGAAGAATAAAGCGGACTGCAAGAAATTCATGGTGCGTCTTTCAGTAGAGCTTCAGCAAATCGGCAAGATGAAATCCAGGAGCTGGACGGATAAAAACAACTGGCGCGGGTTCCCGGCGGGCTGGTTCAAGCATGACGATCTGGTTTCGTGGTTGCTCTGCCATTGTTAAAAGGAGATGGCAAGAGATGGGATACACAGTATATATTACAGCAAATCGCTATTACGAAGTACATATCAAGGATGCAAAAGATACAGACGATGCAATGCAGCAGGCTCTGGCAAAGTACGATAACGGAGAGCTCGAAAGCTATGAGGATGAGTTTGAATCGGCGTTCGCGGAATCGGAGGATGATTGATTGGCAAGCAAGTGGCAAACCTGTCGCCTATCAGAAACTCAGGATCGTAGGGTGAAGTTGACCAAGGCCAAAAAGGAAGAAATCGCCCGTAAGTTTGAAACCGGCGAATACTCACTCCGTGGTCTGGCGCGGGAGTACAATGTCTCGCACAAAACGATTTCGCTCATTGTCGATCAGCGGGCAAAACGAAAGAACGATGAATACAACAGAACGCACTGGATGTATTATCGCCCGGATGCAGAAACAATGCGGGAAGCGCACCGAAAATCAAAAGAATATAAAAAGCGACTATATGAAAAAGGAGAGTTGAAATAATGGGACAGCGGTTGGTTATTACGATTCATGCGTTTGACGAGGACATCGCCACGATTTATTATCACTGGTCTGCATATACAACCAGCGCACTGGACGAAGCTCAGAAGATCCTTAAAAATGTCAAATGGGAAGATACCACGTCAAAGGACGAATTGATTCTGCGTATCGTTCGCTTCATGGAGTCCAATGGAGGCTGCATCGATTTTGAGGATAAGCCGGAGTTCGATAAGCGCTTCCCGAATGTTAAGTTTAAGGACGATGGCTCCCGCAACGATGGCCTTGTCGCAATCTCTGAGCAGGTAATGGATAAGCAAAAATACTGGTCCGAGGGCGATTTGATCATTGATTTTGATAATGAAATGATTTGCAACTCGGTTTTCTGGTGGTATGATTCGGACGAATCTCTGCGAGATGAACTGGGAGAGGATTGCGATATTGATTTTGACACTATTCCAGAGCTCAAGATCGATCCTGGCGAATTCTCGTTCGATGATCTTACATATATGATCAAGACGTTTACAGATGGCTATAATTATCATCGCTATCGTGGGGAAATCTGGGAAAGTATTGATGGTTGAGTGAGGTGATAAAAAATGACACGAGAAGAATTACAGCGTATCATTGATAGCAAACCGTATGATTTCCTACGCACCAATCCGAATCTGGGCAAGCAAGTGATGTTTTTGACCATTGGTGGCAGCCATGCTTATGGAACAAATGTGGAAGGGTCAGACGTTGATATCCGGGGTGTCGCACTTAACACAGAACATGAGCTGCTTGGCATGGACACGTTCGATCACTGGGTCGATGAAACTACTGATACAACGGTATTCAGCTTCAACAAAGCAATCAAGCTCATGTGCAGCGGCAATCCGAACATGCTGGAGCAGCTTGGAAATGCTGACGATCTTGTCATCAGCTATCATCCGGCCACAAAGCTTTTGATGGATAATAAGAAGTTGTTCCTGTCCAGACAGGTCGTGTATTCGTTTGGTGGCTTTGCAGATAAATTGTTCAAGAAGGCAGTCACTTTGGGCGAATGGTGTAATCAACACCCAGAAGATCAGATCACAAAGAAGCGAATGAACAAAACCATTATGAATATGATTCGTCTTTACCTTATGGTCTTTGATATTCTGGAAAAGGGTGAAATCATTACGAATCGGGCGGAGAACCACGACCTGTTGATGATGGCTCGAAACGGTGAATTCCAGGCTGCTAACGGTTATATCAAGCACGATGTAAAAGATTTCCACAAAGAATATGAAAAGCGCCTGCAGTACGATAAGGCGAACACTGCTTTGCCGGACACCATCGATAGAAACCGTGTCAACGAGTTAGTTATGACTATCAATCGAATGGCGCTAACGGTGATGTAAAATGAAAATCGAAGACTATTCGCCAGATGAATTGGCTGAAATTTTTAAGGAAGAACTAGATTGTCTTGATATCCCATATCATTATGATCTGGACGCGGAAGCGAAATTTGCGCCATTGATGCCTGATGAACCGATTTTAGAAGTGTAATTTATTGGACTATTAGGATGATATAATTATAGGAAAGGAGTATACCCTCCACGGATGAGGGTATGAAAATTGAATATGTTGAAGCTGTCAGTGTCGAACGCAAACAGCAAGATGGGGAGTATCAAGTCGATCTCGATGCCCCGTATCAAAACCTGTGCTCCAGGCGTTCCGTGCGCAAAGACGTGCTATGTCAGTCATTTCGACTGGCGAACTACAGTGCGAAACGCCTATGACAACAACTTGAATCTGTGGTTAACAGACCCTGACGGCTTTGAAATGCAGGCAACTGCAGCCGCTTATGGGTCTTTTTATTTTCGGTGGCATGTCAGTGGAGATATCGTGGATGAACGGTATTTTGATATGATGTGTCGCATCGCAACTAAACTCTCTCGCACCCAGTTTCTAGCATTCACCAAGAAATACGACCTTGTTAATGCATTTCTGGATAAAGGCGGTATAATTCCATGTAATTTACATATTCTGTTTTCTTCCTGGCCAAGTTATACTATGAATAACCCACATAATCTTCCAATTGCCTACGTCTCTTTTAAGGACGGAACCTGTGATGCTCCTGCTACTGCTTGCGAGTGTTCTGGTCACTGCGAGGACTGTGCTTATGCTGGCAAGAACTGTTGGGTCATGGGGCAGGGCCAGTCCGTTGTTTTGAAAGAGCATTAAAGGGTTTTACAGATCCCTATTATAATAATGTAGGAAGGACGTGTTGATGTGAGCTACATTCTCGCGAATGGGACAACTTACATTACAAAAAAGACAAATGGTAAATTTACCCAAACCTATAATATGAGCTGTGCTTCTACATATTCGAATGAAGCGAAGGCGTGGAATGTGTTATCGACGCTGCCAAGAGCATATCGAGAAAATGGATATTTACCAAAACGAATTGATGATACTCCTCCATCACCTGTTGAGCAAGAGCCGGTAGTAGAACAACCAAAGCCAAAAGAAGAAGAGCAGGGGACAGTCTTGGGGGCGGTTCAAAAACCAGGGGCTGTTTCGTATCCGGTTATAGATTCAGAACGGCTTGCCGAGTTCAAGAGCAATTTAAAAATCGTAGACAAGACGCTTGGAGAGCTAAAGGATACATATGCGAAAGCTTATCAGGACTTGACAGATGCGAGCAACGAAATTTTGGATATCGAGCACGCAATCGAGCTAACTCGTCCGAACGCGGTAAAGAAGTGTTATTTGGAGTCAGAATTGAAGAAAGCTCTTAAAAAGCGAAGAGAGAGTAAGGATACGATGGCCTTGGTTGAAATGGTGATGAAATTTGAACTTGATGATTGGGGCGGTGGAAAGTTAACTGCTGAACTATTTCGTCTCGATAGTCGGTCATATCTTCCAAGATGTCGGCCGGATCTATTTGAATAAGATCGCTATATAAATTACAAAGGAGAGTTTGTTATGAGTGGAGCAGTATCGTTTGTTTTAGGTCTACTGGGGCTGGGAGCTTCTGGCGCGGTCAGTGCTGGGCAGAATATGAGTCGAAAGAAAGCTGATTATGAATTTGGTGAAGCACATGGTTATCATGGAACACCAGATGTCCTTCAGATGCGAGATCGTGTCCGCAAAGAGTGGTGGAGTATGTGTGGTGACGTATATAATGCCTGTGGTAAGCCTGCGAGTGAGTACGGAAATCCATACAAAACCCCATATTGTTATTGTAAGAAGCGCTGGTTTATTGCCCATCTGAACGAAAAAGGCATTCCGTATGATGATGTTGTCGTGAACGATGTGACAGGAGTCACTTTCTATGAACGACAGAACCAGCGGTCGAGGGAGTGGATGAGAAAGTTATGAAAGTTTATGACGCTTTGAAGTCAGTTTTAGCAGCTGTAGAAAAAAATCATTCAAAATTAAGAGCAGAACCTGATTCCGACGGTATATCCCATGACAAATGGGAAGAAGAGGAGGAGGCATTAAGTGACTTAGAGGAAAGTTTGGAAGAAGCAATTGAACAATATGAAAGTGCGATGGAAGTGAGAAGAAGTCTGCGCACAGTAGTTCTAAACAATTAAAAGTTGTTATTTCAGGTTGAAACGTGCTGCGTTTTGTGGTAAAATAACAACCGAACTGAATTTGATTAGAAAAGAAGGACGTCTTTTAGTTGTTTGGAGGGCAAAATGCGGGTCACATATACTGCCCAGGAAATGTACGAACATATCAGATCATATGACATCATCGAGTTTTGGGGCAGCCGGAACGAAGAAAATGTCTGTATGATCAAAGCCAAGTCATCCTGCGTTGCACTGAGAAAAGGTAAGCGATACAGCTACATCAGTATCGAATGCCAGTTTGATTCCAGGTCAGACATCCTTTGTTGCTGCTGCAACATCACAGGCAACGTGTTCTCTTGTGAAGTTGAGAGGGGGAAAAAGTCGGAGCGCCTTATTATTTCATCCGATTGTGTAGAGGAGCCAATCACACTTTTTTTTAAAAATCTTTGAATTGGTATTGTAAAGTGTGAATGAGTGTGGTATAATAAGGACACAAAGTAAAACAGATGGTCAGCAAGGAGGTCATAATATGTTTAAGGCTGGCTCAAGTGTCCCAAAAATCGGTGAGATTCGTCTCGGTTATGTTGCCGATATCAAGCAGGAAGGAAAAACTGTCCATAAATATTATGGCGTCCATCCTTATCTGATCGTCAGCAACAACATCTACAACAAAAACTCTGGTCAGTGTGAGGTGATTCCCTTCACCACAAAACGCTGGAACAGCCGCAACCCGGTCCATGTTGATTTTGGTGTAGGTGAAGTCGATGGTTTACCGCATGAATCCACTCTTGTGATCGAAGGCCGCGATACGCTGTTAAACTCTCAGTTGAGCGAACCAATCGGAACGTTCTCTGATAAGAACTGGCAGCGCGCAGCGAACGCCATGGTGATCCAGTGTCCGATGCTTGCGGCGGCATTCAGTACAAATCTAGTCTCTGCATCATAAAATCTACGATTCTGTTTGCAAAATCTTCTTACATAGTGTACAATGAATCTAATAGTTCATATACCGACCCACTGTGTAAGGAGATAGCAAGCGATGAAACAGAGTGCGGAATATTACAATGAAGAGCTCAAGACCAGATTTATTCTGGATAAAATGTGCGAAAAGGATTCCAACGGAGATCCGGCTAAGGATTCCGCTGGCGAATATATCATTCTTGCTAAGAGTAAGAACAGGTATAACAAGGTTCGCAGCATTTTTCATAAGCTTGCCGCGTTCGAACGGAAGTATGAGAAAGACTTTTATGAGATCGAGTCTGACAAAGACGAAGAATTTATAAACGATCTGTTCTCGAAGTGGATCTCCGAACTGAATGAAAACTACAGCATCTTTGTGTTGTCTATTTTCAAGCAGTATATTATGTGGTGCAGAGATGAGGGTTTGCTCTCAACGCAGCGGTACTATCAGCATCCGTTCTTTGACATGGAAATGTCCGGATGGAAAAAGAAAGATACCAGTTCCACCTTCCGCTCTGAGCGTGTAAAGAACCAGCTGGAAGCCATTGCAAACAAGAGTACCGATGAATTGGCTGAAAACTATGTATTTCCATCAGAAGATGATTTCTTCACCTACGTCGTTTCTGTGTTCTCGGAAGAAGGGGCGATTATGACAGGTGCAATTATGTGCCTGCTGTATTACGGATTCCCGTCTGAAGAGATCCGTCTTGTCAAAAGAAAAGACGTTGATGTAGACACCAGAACTGTATGCGGGAAATATATCAATCACGATATTGCATGGTCGATCATCTGTAAGGCTAAAAACACGACCACATATTTCAAAAACCACGCAAGGGGGCAACTTGGGAAGTTAGAAATGAATCTTGGCGATGGTCCTTATCTTATTCGTACAAGCAGGGACAGTTCCAATGATAACCCTGTGCCAATTGGATACTTTAAGGATCTGTATCGAAGAGAAAAGAAGATCGTCGAGGGGCTTCCGCCAACATCTAACTATAAAAACATTCTTGTTAAAACAAGCACCATCAAAAACCTGCGCGAATTCTATGAGATCATGTCGGAAGAGCATGAGTATGGTATCGAATATGTCGCTGAAAAATTCAGACAGAACCAATATGATACGCCGCTCACATTCCGAAAGTATCAAATAATGCGCGAGAAAGCAAGAAAATTATAAAAATGAAGGGGCCTGACCAGCCCCTGAATTTTTCCTTTACCATTCACACTTTACACTGTCATTATAGAGAATAGGAGGTGATTGAAATGAGAAAGACGATTGCAGCCATTATTGTAACCGGCGTTTATCTGCTGACCAATTTGCTCGGCGGGGAAGCAGCTGGTCCGGTCGAGACATATCAGAGCTGGAGCGATGAACTAAAGTCGTATACGCAGTCGGTGTGTGACGAATACAATGTCGATTATTCGTTGGCGCTCGGTGTGATCTATAACGAAAGCAGGTTCCAAAGCGGCCTGACTCACGTGAATTCAAACGGCACAGTCGATTACGGTCTGATGCAGGTCAACGAGGTCAACTTCGATTATCTAAACAAGACGCTTGGCGTTCGATCCATGTCTGAATTGCTGGATGATAGAACAGGCATCAGATGTGGTGTTCAGCTGCTGGCGTATCACAAACAGTACACTGGTAACGATTCGGCGGCGCTTCTTCGCTACCAGATCGGAGCAGGGAAGTACAAACAGTACCTGAGGAAAGGTCGGTACACCAACCAGACGCATCAACAGGTGCTTACATATCAGAGCGAACTCGCTTCTTATCTGAATTCTTTACAGTAGGAAAAAGATCGGGCGGCAGAAAAACGTCTGTTTGATCTGATCAATCGGTGGAGTGAATCCACCTTTATATGCTGGAGTGGCGCAATGGCAGCGCAGGAAATTTGTAATTTTCAGGTTGAAGCCCTGTCTCCAGCACCATTAGAACAGCGGGCAACCGCAGTCAAAGATTATAAATTACATAAGGAGAATGATTATGACTACTGAAACTATGACAATCCATCGTGGTCTGGCCGAGTTGAAGGTTCTGGAAAATCGGATCGTTAAGACGATTTCCGGAGCCAAGTTCTGTGCAGCAGCCAAGCAGAGCATGAAAAAGCTAAACGGTGTGCCTATCGAAGATTACAAGAAGGACGCACAGAGTTCTCTGGACTCCATCAAGGATCTGATTGCTCGTCACGATGCGATCAAGCGTGCGATCTCAAAGTCCAATGCAGAGACTCATGTGACCATTGATGGTGTTGTCTATACTGTTGCGGAGGCTATCTATATGAATCAGCATGGTATCGAGTTTAAGCGTGAGCTGCTCGCCATGATGGAGCGTCAGTATTCCAGCGCCATTGCTACAATCGAAATGACCAATGCCCGTCTGAGCGATCGCGCGGATGATTACACTAAGGGTCTTGCATCTGCTTCTGAAAAGAGCAACATGGACCCTGAGGCTATTCGAGACGCACGTGACAGTTATATTGAGCGCGAAACTATGGTTCTGATCGATGGTATTGACATCAAGAAGGCTAAGGATGAACTCGCCGCCAAGATCGATAAGTTCAAGGCCGAGGTCGACGCAGTCCTGTCTGCTTCCAATGCAATCACAGAGATCACCATCGAATACTGATCTCTCAGAAAGCACACTGTATATTCACTGTCTATCGAAAATAATAAACTGTGATCGTTCGCTTTTTGCTGGTGACAGCGCTGTTTTTGGCGAAATCAAAATAATAAAAAGCAAATCGTCACTTATAAAAGGTGGCCTGATACGCCGTCATAATGCAAGTGTTCTAATATTTTGAAGAACAATACTTGGTTTTAGGATTAGTCAAGAGGTTAAGACGCAACCCTATAAAGGTTGTTACATCGGTTCGAATCCGATATCCAAAAACATCGAGCGCTATATCGCTCAATTACGGAATGTACGGAAAGCTTAAAGTTTACGATTAAAGGTTAAAGGTTGAAAGTTCAAAGCTTAAACTCTTAGCTAAAGGTCAAAGAACAAAGCATACAGGTCAAAGATTTATAAAATCCATGGGCACAGGTTTGTGGATCGATTACATAAGTCCCGTTGTTTACCACATGGCTGGTAGATGGTGAGCGCCTTGGCAGGGGCGTAACAATACCTGCCGTTTATATGGAGCGATAGCTTAAAAGGGGAAAAGTGCTGGCGGCTACGGTCCACCAGAGATGCAGGGTTCGAACCCCACTCGCTTCAAAATTATGTCTACTATTCCTTGTCCTATGTAGCGGGGAGGTACCCCCTGCGAGAATCATAGTAGTGGCATAAAAAGGCAAGGTAAATATGGTTCTGTAGCTCAGTCGGTAGAGCAGGGGACTGAAAATCCCCGTGTCGCTGGTTCGATTCCAGCCGGGACCACCATCAGGAATAGCGAGCCTTCACAGGGCTGGTCAGTGGTCGATGTAGCAAGCTTGGTTAAACTGCGTGCGCTGACGATGTAAGATCCGCATTCCGAACGCAACTGTGCGTGAGTCTCACCAACTCGAAAACAGTTTATATGGTCGTGTAGCAGAACAAAAGGTAGCACGGCAGGAAACTGCTTGATGTCGGTTAAACTCCGGCCACGACAAGTCCGAAAGTTCATTATGTTGTTGAAAGTGTACATCATCACATCATTCTGAAATGAGTAGGCATTTTATATGGGTCAGTATATCTAGTGGCGAAGATAGCAGACTGTAACTCTGTGACATTTGAAACATCGTTGGTTCGACTCCAACCTGGCCCACCAAGTAAGTGATTCTTAAATTGCGCAGAACAAAGGATTAGCCTTTTAGGGGCGGTTACTATTACAATGGCAGCCTTGATTATCGGTGATGATGCCAACTCGCGAGGGTGCGTAAGCCGACTTTTATATGCGATCGTAGCTCAGTTGGTAGAGCAGCAGTCTTTTAAACTGCGGGGCAGGGTTTCGATCACCCTCGGTCGCACCAGTAACCGGTGGGAGGTTATAGTATGGTAATAGCAAACGGGTATATATTGATTTGGAGTCCAAATCATCTACATGCAAACACAAGCGGAATGGTGTATGAACATGTATTGGCTGCAGAAGAGAAACTTGGGAGATTGTTAAAAAAGGAAGAAGTGGTTCACCACATAAATCATATTCGAAATGATAACAACCCAGACAATCTTATGGTATTTGCAACTAAGAATGACCACACAAGATTTCATATGTTGCATGAAGATTTAAATATGTGCCATTTACAAAATGATGGCGCGTATCGGTGTGAAGAAAAACTAAACAGATGTAAAAGATGCGGAACTATTATCAGTAAAAAGCTTCGCTATGTGTTGATTGTTATAATATTTCTCGAAAAAATGAAGCATACCAAAACTCTAAAATATCGAGAGAGAAATTGAAAGAAAACATAAGAACACAGTCATTTGTTTCAATAGGAAAACAATTTGGAGTTACCGATAATGCTATCCGAAAATGGTTTAAACTTTATAATTTGCCGTATAGATCATCAGACATCAAAAAAATGTCTAATGAAGAATGGAGTTTGCTTTAATTCCCACCGGTCGCACCACGCGGTAAGTAGTTTTCGAGTTGCAACTATTGTAGCCAGCATTAGTACGCGCGACTAATGTGATGGTATTGTTAGTAGTTCTGCGGAAGGAACAAAAACATAAACCGATGACAGCTGGAAAGACAGCAGATATGCGCCCATAGCTTAATTGTTAAAGCCGCAGTCTCTAAAACTGTCATTTTGCAGGTTCGAATCCTGCTGGGCGTGCCAAACAAATTACATAACAGTATCCCTTATTTTATAGAAAGGAGCTAATCTTGTGAAACAGCAGCAAATTTACAAAGGCATCATAGGCCATCAGGGTTGGGGTGCTGATGAATTTGAACATCGATACGGACGTTGGAGTGGAGTTCGAAATAACTGGGCAAAGGCAAAACTTCGCGATAAGCGTCTTGCGAAGCACAGGACGAATCAAATCAGAAATGAACAAATTAAAGAGGAGCTCAACGATTATGGCAATGATCGATCCGCATGATGATGACTTCGGTGCCATTTGTAATTGTGCTGTTCGATACGCAGTCGGGCGCAGAACATATATGCCTGGTCTTGTGATCGATTTCATTACACCGCATCTGAGCGAGTTGACAGATAAAACGCTATGGTGCTTTCAGCGGGATCTATATCAGCGTCTGGATGAAGGATTTGATTTTGGAGATGAATTTGATCTTCAAAACTGGATGAGCTTTCTGGAAGATGTGGATAAAGAGATCGAGAAAAGAAAACAGCCCAGCGGCCATAACCACTGAGCTGTCAGGATTACCCGATGACGTGATTCATCTGCAGAACCATCAGTATGAGCCCGACGATACTGCAAATGTCACCAGCGACATCAAGAAAATCTTTCGCCTAACGCTTCATCTAAGCACCTCCAATCCGCTCGAGACGCGAGAACAATGTCCGTCATTGAGGAACTGGTGTGTCTAGTGAGAGTTAAGTTGGCAAAAGTGTATCACGTTGTTACGCGATTGTCAAGAATCATCCCGAGCATGATGTGAAAAGGCTTGTTATATGCGGCAATGGCTGAGTGGTTTAAAGCGGTGGACTTGAAATCCATTGATGGTAACACATCCGCGAGTTCGAATCTTGCTTGCTGCGCCATTATCAAAAATTAAATAGAGGTATCAAAATGAAAACGACAAAGAAAGATTGGATCTATCGTGTGATTCTTCTGATTCTGTTGGCGATTATCTGGGACATTGGCGCGGCTTTGACTTCGCCAATTTTTGTTCCCCAGAAAGGCGCTGTGTTTCGAGAATTCTTCCTGTTGATCCAAAATGGAACAATGTTGAAAGCATTCCGATATTCGCTGGTTCGCATTACGGTGGCAGCCGCTTTGAGTGCCGGCATCTCCATTCCTCTTGGCTGTCTGATGAAAATCTGTCATTCGCTTCAAAAACTGCTCTATCCAGCAATTCGAGCAATGCGGTTTTTGCCAGTCACTGCTTTCTATCCACTGTTGACTATGTGGTTTGGAATCGGAGAGAAAATGAAGATTGCTTTCTTATTTGTAGCCAGCTTTGTGTTCATGCTTCCAAGCGTTCTGATTGCCATGGATGATGTCAGTGATGATGTGATCGAGGCGGCTAGTATTGATGGAGCAGGGAAGTTCAGCACAGTAACACGAATCATCTTCCCAATCGCAGCACCTTCCATCTGTCAGTCATTCGCCACAATGTATGCCATCGGTTGGACCTATATCGCAGTGGCCGAAACAGTGAATGCGAAGTACGGTATTGGATATCTGATCTATACTTCGTCCGCTCGTGGCCGTACATCTCTGGTGTTTGTTGGTATTTTAGCCATTGTGATTTTCAGTATTCTGTTTGACTGGGTCACAAATATCTGTATCAAGAAGGCTTTCAAGTGGAAGTTTTCGTAAGGAGGACAACATGTCGCACGAAATTGAATTATGTGGTTGTTTGACCATCCCAGAAGATGCCAACTGGGATGAGGTTGCAGATCTGTTTCTGAACTTTGTCGAATCTCATGGCTGGTATTACGGTGGCGGTTTTAGTGAGATTCGAGATGGTTACTATGTGAAGCCGGACGGGACTAGTGGTGATCCAATTTATAAATCAAATAAGGAGAAAAATTATGGCACATGAAATTAAAATTATGGGATGTCTGAGTATTCCAGATAATACAAGCTGGGAGGAGTCAATAAGTTTATTTATTGAATTTATTGAGTCACATAATTGGTGCTATTGTGGGGATTTTGCTGAGATTCGTGATGGAAAGCAAGTAGGTTATGGCGTAATAAAAAAAGAAAACGAGGAGAAAAATTATGGCGAAGAAAAGTCTATTTGAAAAACTCGGTCTTGTTGAGGGTGTAGCTGCTTCTGAGTATGATATGCCGGATACCACGAATGAGCTTCGCGTTTGTAGTGGCGTCGGAGATCATTACATCAATGGAGATTTCCCAGAGGACGAACCGGTTCAGGTCGAGGTTCCTGAGGGCGACACCATTGATGTTCAGGCGGTTTACGAGACCAATGGTATGAATCCTGCAGACGCTGTTACTGTCTACAAGATCAAAGATGTGATCGATACATTCCCGTCTGAGATGCCCACCAAGACTAAGCGTGCTACGGTCAAAAACCTGATGACGACGCTTGGTTATGATGCGGCCGCGATTATCTCTGATGCGAAGCAGCGCAAGGAGCTTCTGCGGGCTGTCGGTAACGATAAGATGAATGCGTTGTTTGACGAGATGAAGAGCAACGACCAGCAGATCGAATCTATGAAGGAACAGATCGAAGCTTTGACGAATCGCAACGTTGAAGCTGGTGCGGCCATCGAAAAGATCACCAATACAGTTCAGGATGAACTTAAGATGATTTCTTCTATCGAGGAATTTATCGAAGAGGATAAGACGGAGCCCGCCGGGAAGGAGGTCGCCCAGTAATGTTTTCTTTCACGATTGCTGAGTTTACATTTCTCTGTGTTGGTTTCGCCTTTGTTGGCAGTTTAATTCTGTTTCCGTCATTCCGTCAGCAGCTCAAAGCTCTTGCCGGTGGTTTCTTGCAGGTCTTTGTGCAGGATACAGCCAAGACACCAGATGGTGCCCGCGCTATCTATGCTCAGAAGATCGATGAGATGACTGAGAAATACACAGATGCCTGCAATACTCTGCGCGACCTGACGGGTAAGCTCAAGACGATTCAGGATAATTACGCTGTCTGTCAGAAGCAGGCGAAGGGTTACGATGAACGTGCAAAGGCTGCTATGAGTCGCGGTGATGAAGAGTCTGCAACCACTTACGCTCGTCTTTTACAGGAAGAGCTCGATAAAGCCGAGAACCTATCTGCTCAGTTCCAAAAAATGAAACCAGCGGCAGAAGAGGTCAAGGCAATCAAGGAAAAGCTTGAAAATCAGTTGGCTGCTTTGAAGCGCGAAAGCAAGGATGTGGTAGCCGAATTGAAGGCGAACGAACAGGTGGCAGATGTATATTCTAATCTGGATCGTTTGCGTGCCTCCACTGGCACAGATAAAATGCTCAATGCTACTCGTGATGGTCTGCAGGAGAGTCGCGAAAAGGCAGCGGGCGCAAAAGTCCTGTATCAGACCAGTCGAGAAGGAAAGCTGGATAAGGCGGATGCAAACACGGCCGACTATAAAGTGAGTTCGTATCTGGATAGTCTTAAAAAGAGCAATCCAAACGTAACAACTTACAGCATTCCTGATCTGAATACCCTTACAAAGTCTTCTGGATTGAACACTCAGTCCAAGAAATAAAATCAAATAAATAGGAGAGAATAACATGTCTAAGTTCAAATTGACTAAGGCTGGCCGCGCTGTTGTTGGTGTGGTCCTTGCTGTGGCTGTCGCTATTGGTGTCGTTGGTGGCATCAAGGGTGGTGTGATTAAGTTCGACAAGAAAAAGCCAACTGCGTCTGATAAGCCTGCCACGAATGTCACCACGAATGCATCAACCGGCGACGACACAATCAATCTGTCTCTGGATGAGTGGGCGGGATGGTTGAGCTGTATCACGGCAAATGGCGGTCTCACCACTCAGCCCGGCTCTGTATTTGACCAGCTCGGCATCAAGGTAAATATCAATGTCATCAACGACGCTACTGAGTCCAGCAATGCACTGATCTCTGGTGATCTGCAGGCCGCTGGTTATACTACGAACCGTGTCGCATTCCTTTCTCAGAAGTTTACGGATGCCGGTAAGAATATCATCATGCCGGTGTTTACCAACTATAGCTATGGCGGCGACGGTATTATCGCTTCCACTCAGTTTGCGGATGTGAATTCGTGGGTCAATGCCAAGATCGGCGTTCCTGAATTCTCTGAGGCCGAAACCCTGGTCGCTTGGTTTGTCAATAATTCCAACCTGTCCGATGCGGATAAGGCAACCATTATGAACAACCTGATCATGTTCGGTACGGCAGATGATACTGCTAAAGCATACTTTGCTGGTCAGATCGATGTTGCTGCAACATGGGAGCCGTACCTGACTCAGGCTAAAACCTATACCAACAGCACCGTTGTTTTTGACACCAAGTCTTCTTCTTCTCTGGTCATGGACGGCATTGTATTTGATGCAGATTGGGCGGCAGCTCACGAAGATACTGTCAAGAAGTTTGTCAAGGGTATTCTGATGTCTTATGATCAGCCCATCAACTATGACGCAGCTCGTGAAGTATTCCCGATGTACTCCACTTCCAGTGATGCCGATATCGACGCTACTTATGCCAACGCAAAGATGGCTAGTTGGAAGGATAATTACAACATTCTGAACGATACCGCTCCCATGATCTATAACCAGATGTGCGATATCTGGGAGGCTCTGGGCGAATCTGTCAATCGCGACCTTGTGAATACGATTTTCGATACCACTTATATTGACGCTCTGAAAGGTGATTTCAAGTCTACTTCTGCGGCAAATGCTACCACTAAGGTGACTGTAAGTGACGAAATTCGCGCTAATATCACCCAGCAGGTCACTGATAATCTGGATTATGATTCTATGCTGAGTAAGACCGCCAATGTAACATTTGTCCCGGATTCTTCTGTGTTTACCGATCAGGCAAGCGCCGCCTCTGTCCTGAATGATTTTGTGAATATCGCTAAGACTCTGGATGGAACTATGATCGTTATCAATGGCAATATCAATGCAGATAACCAGACTGATGTTGGCAAGCAGCTCAGCGCAAATCGCGCTCAGACTGTTGCAAATTATCTGGCATCTCAGGGCATTGATCAGAATCGATTGATCATCACTGGCTCCGGTAATGCAAAGTATCAGGCTGATAAAGCTGCTGGCACTCTAAGCAGTGATGCAAGCGTGTATCAGTCTACGGACATCAGTTTCCTGCGTATTGAGAACTGAGGTGATTCAGATTGATCTGGATTGAAATCAGTAAAGCAATTTGGATTGTGGGCGGATTGATGCTGGCTTCTTTTGCAGCTGGCTATCTCTTCCATGGTCCAACCTTTAAAACCTAAAACCTTCGGCGGTGCTCAGGTAGCACTGGGTGCCGCCTTATATAATGTGCCATAGCCAAGTCGGTTAAGGCAAGGGACTTTGACTCCCTGATCGTGTGTTCAAATCACACTGGCACAACCAAAAAAAATCAGATAGGGAGGTTCACAGATGACTACTCCAGAACAACTTGAAATTGCACTTCGGGATTTTATTTATCAATGCGGAAAAAGATACGAAAACGAATTGGGCTGCGATGATTGTATCTACTGGAATTTTTGTACCCGATTCTATACTCCGCATTGTGATTGTCCTGATGAATGGACGATTTATGACAAAGTAAGCCCACTTCCGTCTTAATTTGAAAAGGAGTTTCCAGATGGCAGTTTATATGACAGGTGATATCCATGGCAACCCAAGTCGATTTTATGACCTGAAGAGTTTCTGTAAAGTGCATTCAGACGCAGAATGGTTTATCTGTCTGGGTGATGTTGGTTTGAATTACTACGGCGAGGATCACCCGCAGGAGATGTATATCAAGAATATTGCGGATGAAATTCCAGCAAAACTGTTCTGTATTCATGGCAATCACGAACGGCGACCTACCGAAGCAGATGGATATCAAGAGGTCGATGTTACAGAGGGTGCGATTCAGGGCCCGATGATGTGGCACGCAGAACACCCTAACCAGTATTTTGCCATCGACGGTGCTGTATATACGATTTTTACATCCGACCGTGTGTTGACTGCACTTGTTTGCGGCGGTGCTTATTCGGTCGACAAGGATTATCGTCTGCGGCGCGGTTGGCATTGGTGGCCGGACGAACAGCCGAATGAACTCACGAAGGGACTGGTACGGTTGATGGCAGCGGAAAAACAAATCGATATCATGCTAACCCATACCTGCCCGCTGCGGTTCGAGCCAACTGAGCTTTTTATCTCTGGCATTGATCAGAACACAGTGGATCAGTCAACAGAACATTTCTTTGATGAAATTTACTCTTTGTTCCCGGCGTATCGTAAGCCGATGTGGTACTTTGGCCACTTCCATGGAAATAAATACACGGATGAATACGTGATGCTCTTTGATGACATCATGGAACTGAAGTGAATTTATAAATAGTAAATCGAAAGGGGAGTACAGATGCTGTATGGACGTGCGTCTCCTGATTTGATTCGATAGCATTTCGTCAAATTAGATAGGAGAAAACAATATGACTTGTAATTTTTGTGGTAAGACTCTGGACGCCTGCGATGAGACCAATCTTGGTAACCTGGAACTGCCTTTCTTCTACGGGAGCAAGCGTGATGGGGATTATATGAAGTTCTCTCTCTGCTCTGGCTGCTATGACAAGCTGGCAGATGAATTCATGTCCAGATGCAAACACGAACCCCTCGTTGTTCCCTTTGCCCCAAGGGTGCCAGAGTGGGAACATAAGACTACTGAAGAATCTGATTATTGATAACTGATTACATAGGAGGTACATATGGCAAGTAAGGAAAACAACGTTTACTCTCGCTTTAGCTTTTGCGGAAAGGTCACCGTTTCCAAAAAGGTCCCGTTCGTGAAGCGCGACACCTACGACAAGGGTGAGAAGATCAGCATTAACTTTGGTATCAAAGCCGGAAATAATCTTGGTTATGTCAAGCTGGAAGGCTTTAAGAACGACGAGATCAAGACCATGGATACTGACCGAAACAATATCGAGGTTGCGTGGAGTAATCGTCTGGACGAAGATGTGATCAAGACCGTTGCCAGCACAAAAAAGTTCACAGTGAACCTGGGCGAGCGTAAGGAGTTCATTACCGAGTGGGACATGATCGAGTATCTGGAGTCCGCTCTGGCCGGTTATGAGGACGATATTGTTGTCACCGGCAAATTCGTTCTGCGTCCCGGCACTGGTAAGTACAAGGATCAGGTTTATCGCGAGTATCAGATCCAGAACGTGTACATGCCAGGCGAGAAGGAAGTTCCCCATCTGACTATGAATCTGGATCTGTATTACGACAAGGACAGCATGGATACAACCACTCTGAAGGATGACGGCAAGATTATGATGCATTGTTACACCCCGATGTGGTCTAAGGCAGATGGCGTACAGAAGATGTTCCAGATCGACACCGTGTTCAATACCGCTGTTTTTGATATGGACAAGCCGAAGCACAAGGCAATCCACGATTACAAGATGCGCTATCTGGAATCCAAGTCTCGCAATCCTGTCCATATGAACTGGCAGATTGCTGTCGTCAATGGCGCTGAGGAGGTTCCGTTTACTATGGACAGCCTCACTGAACAGCAGCGGGAACAGGTCGAACTCGGTATCTCTAAGATGGAAGATTTCAAGCCGCGTGGGAATATCCTCGGTGATCGGGAAAAGGAGCTGCGTCTGGTAAAGCCCATTCTGACTGGCGAGTTTGAGGAGTGCAAAACTGCAGCTGATTCTGGTTACACTGCTCGTGAGTTCGAGGATGAGATCTGGACCCCGGCGGCTGATGAAAGTGTGGATGATATGATGAATGGCGGCTCCAAGGCTAAGGCCAAGGCAAAGGCTGCTCCTGCAGTCGAGGCTCCGGCAGACGACGAGGACGATATTGACACCATGTTTTGATTCTGTCGATTTACCATGGAATGAAAATTAAAAAGGAGAATACATAATGGGTTTTAAAATCAATCGTATTAAGGCAGACCTTGGCAGCTATCCTCATTATATGCTGCTCGGAATTCGCAAGATCGGTAAAACTACTTTCATTCGTGATCTGATCAAAGAGAAGTATGGTGACGCAACCAAGGGTCTACTGATTTCCTGTGGCGCTGAGAATGGTTATCACGCTCTGGATGATCTGCAGGTTGAAGAAGCGAAGGTTTTTAATCAGGATTACGACGAAGAGACCGACAGCCGTGGTTTCATTCAGATTGTTGATGATATCGTCGAGAACAATAAGGACTACGGTATTAGGCTGGTTGCAATCGATACCTTGGATTGCCTGTATGATATCGCTGCACAGGAGGCCATTCGGTTGTCTCGTAAAGAGACCGGTAAGCCGTGCAAGAGCATAAATGATGCATTTGGAGGTTACGGTCGGGGACTTGACCGTGTGATTGCACTGATTCAAGAGCAGATCACTCGTCTGGAAGATGCCGGTATCGCCGTGTTTATCTTGTCTCACGTCAAGGAAAAGACTCGTACTGATATGGTCACTGGTGAAGAGTATCAGGTTTGGACCAATAACCTGATGGATAAGGTGTATGGTGCTATTGCTGACACCGCCCAGATGGTTATGATGGCGGTCTTTGATCGTGAAATCAAGGATAAGAAGGTTACTGGAGAAAATCGTGTCCTGTATCTGCGTGCTACTGCAAGTCTGGATGCTGGTTCCCGTTTCCATGGTCTGCCTGAAAAAGTTCCTTTCACCCCAAAGGCTTTTGTCGAAGCGTTTGAAGAGGGCGTTAAGAACTCTGCCACTATGAAGCCGATGACTGACGCTGATATGGCTGCCCGTCAGAAGGAAGAGGCCGCACAGCAGGAAAAGACGGCAGAAATCGCTCGTCGTAAGGATGCAGAAAATCGTGCTGCAGCTCAGGCTGAAGAGGACGAGCCTCACCGTGCCGAGTGGATCAGTGCTATCCAGGATCGCTTTGGCAACGCTTCCGCAGATGTCAAGGCTCAGATCAAGGCAATTCGTGATGAAGTCGGTCTTAAGTTCTCTGATCCGGAATTTCCTATTGACGCATTAAAACGCGTTTATTCTTTGGTCTAACCATTCACACTTTATATGGTTATTCTGAAGTAAATACGCAGGGCGGGATGGTGGGTATGTTGAGGTAGGAAATATGGCAAAGGAACCTACAGTTAAATGTATGGCTACCGGGGTGCAAGGCCCCAGGAGTCAATTTTATAAAGCGCCAAACAATCGCTACTTTCAATCGGAAGCGGTTTATCAGGCGTGGTTGGCCGGGCGGCGCAGGGAAAAGGCGAAAAAGAATAAGACCGCTCCTCAAAAGAAGCCAGGCCGCACGATGGAATCTTATAAGAAGCTGTGCAGTACGATCGCGGATTTTATTGGATATGACCCAGAAAATGGTCAGCCAATGCCAACGATCGTATTTCGCCGGCTAAAGGAACTGGATTTCTACTCGGATGAAATTATTCAGCAAACCATGGATGAAAACGAAAAGTCGATTCGGTGGGCAATGCAGAATAAAAAGTTCGAGGACGACGCAGGGAAGTGCAGCTATCTGATGGCGATCATTCGCAATAACATCGGCGCTGTTTACCGGCGTGAAAAAGATAAGGCAGAAAAGACTGTCAAAAATAATGCGGAACCAAATCTTGACACAATGATCGACCTGTCAATGATCGGTACTGCACACAAAGGAAAAGATGTTAGCAGCTTGCTAGGAGGTGACGATTTATGGATTTAACCAAGGCGATTGAAAAGATCGAAGCAAATCGTGTACAGGCCGAAGCAAGCTTTGTTTTTTGTCTGTGGAAAGATCCCCAGCGATACGACGATTACAAAAACATCAACGAAGGAACAGATAAAACCCTGATCTGTGAAGAACAGGTCTTCTATTTCATGGTCGGTCGCGGCATTCGTCGGCAGGGTTTTTCTAATATCGATAATATCACTCTCGATACATATCTGGCGGACAAACCCACACTCCGTCGGCACTACGAAGAGCTGAACGGCTGGCGTGCTTGTAAGGCGATGATGGATCTGGTCGATCCAGAAAATACGGACAGCTATTATAACCAAATCGCCAAAATGAATACGCTTAAAATCTTAGCCACCAAGTATGATGAGCTGCTCAGTCACCCAGAACGCTTTGATGATGCTACGAACGAAGATGTGTATAACACTTTCGAGCTGCTCAATAACAGCGTGGCGCTGACAACCGGCAACGATTCAAAGATCGAAAATCTTGTTGTTGATGAAAAATACATCCAGCAGTGCAATGCCGGCATGGATCAGGGAATCAGTTATGCAGCTGGAGCACCTCTATTGAATTATCTGACACTTGGAGCTCCTGTTGGGGATATGTATTTGTTTGCTGGCCACAGCGGCACAGGAAAATCAAGTTTTATCTTTGAAAATATGGTTCTCCCATTTGCAGAAGGCGGCACAGGCGTTGCGATTATTTCAAACGAGATGCAGAGCAAGGCATATAAAAATATGTTACTGGTTCACATCCTCACGAAAGAATTGGACTACTGGAAAATCACCCGTAAAAAGCTCAGTCTTGGCCATTTTAATGAAGAAGAATTGGAGATGCTTCGTAAAGCAGCAGCTATTACAAAAGAAAAGTATTCCAATATTCGCTTTGTAAAAATGTTCGAAAACGACACTTCTAAGGTGCTTCAGTACATCAAGCGTCTTGCAAGATCCGGTACAAAGGCAATCATCTATGACACCATGAAATCGGATGACGGTATTGACGATAAGATGTGGCAGGCATTGTTGATGAACAGCCGTCGCATTTTTAATACCGTTTCAAAAGAACAGGTCGCTATGATCTGTACTTTCCAGTTGGCATTACATACTACGAATCAGCGTTGGCTTGACGCAACTTGTCTGTCAAACTCAAAACAGATAAAAGAAGTGGTGGCTCAAGCTGTCTTTGCCAGGGCATGTTGGCAGGACGAATATACCGGTGAGAAATTTGATTGCAATCCCTATCGGCGGAATAAGGATAATCCAAAAATCAAAGAGCCATTCATCATGGATAAAGACAAAAAATATATGGTTCTTTTTCTGAATAAAACTCGTTCTGATGAAGATGGTCAAACTCTTCTTTATCAGTGGGATTCAGCTTGGAACCGTTGGATCGAAATTGGCTTCTGTACCATTGTGAATGACCATGGCCAATATGACCGCAGATAAATAAGAAGGGAGGCTTCGATATGAATGGATGTCAATGTATTAACGTCTAAGCTTGAAAATCAGCCAGACAAAATCATTCAGATCCTTGAAGCGCTTGGCTTTGAAAATATCAAGTTCAATCCTCTCAAAAATAATCTGCGGTTCGCTCGGGAAGAACAGCGAAATCCAACCAGTTGTATGCTCGATTGCGGCACGCTTCGATTCTTTGTTTTCTCTACAAACCAAAAGGGGAATCTTTTTAGTCTGATTATGGATGTCAAAAGATGTTCGTTTCCAGACTCTTTGAAATTCGCTGCACAAAAGGCTGGCATCTCAGAAGAAGAAGTCAACATCAAAACGCATTGGCCGTTCGGTGGATTCTTTTTAAAACTGATGCCTGATTATGAAGAAGAGATGGAAGATTTGAAAACGTACCCGGAGGAGACTCTGGAACCGTATGCTAACAAATACAATCTCCGCTTCATCAAAGATGGTATCAGCCTGGATACTCAGCAAAAATTCGGTGTCGGTTATGATGTGGAAACAAATCGAATCACGATCCCAGAACGTGCAACTGATGGTTCTTTGGTCGGCATTATGGGCCGCGCCAATTACGAGTGTGAACACGATAAACGCTGGTATCCATTGATCGCTTGTCCACGCAGTAAAACACTATTTGGATACGCTGAGAATTATCATCGGATTCAGGAAACAGGGAATATCGTTCTGTTTGAATCTGAAAAAGCAGTTCAGCAGTGCGATTCGTTCGGCTGCAATATTGCCCTCGCAACGTGTGGCTGTCATGTATCAGATACGCAAACCAAATACATCAAACGACTGCTGCCAAAGAAAATCATTCTGGCTTACGATGAAGGGCTTGAAGAAGAGCACCTGGTCAACGAATGTAAAAAACTTATCGTGAACAATCCGATCTTAAAAACTAAGGTCGGATACATTTGGCCTGATGGATTGATTCGTGAGGGCTCCAAAATGAATATCGCTGATCTTGGTAAAGACGCTTACAAAGAGGGAATAACAAAGTGTGTGAAGTGGGTAGAGGAGTGATGTAAATGGGACAAAGAGTAATCGCGCCAGAGCTGCAGGCACTGTATGACAAAGGGGCGCAGGTGTACAGCTATTCAAAGCTCGGCACCATCCATGATTGTCCGTATAATGCGTATCTTACATATATCGAAAAGCGCGAACAGTGTGCCAATGTGTACTCATCTCTTGGTACTGTGGTCCACGATACGCTGGAAGGAATCATTGAAGGGAAGAACACGGAAGCGGATATCGGTCCTGCCATTGAAAACGGTCTGGACGAACTCGATATGCTTGGGATTGATTTTCCCAAAACGAGAGATGGCGGCAATGGCATCCGCGATAAATGGATCTCAAACATGCGTTGTATGGCTCGTGATTGGGTTAGTCCAAAGGGTGAGTACGAAGTCGAAAAGCTGCTTATTCTGAGGCTTCGCGATGATCGCTATCTTCAGGGTTATGCGGATTTGATTCGTGTCCTGCCAGACGGGCGGCTGCAGGTGTTGGATATCAAGACTTCCAGTCAGTTTAAGGATGAAGATCTGCTTCACTATGGTCGTCAGCTTGTCGCGTACACTCTGGCGCTTGAACAGGCTGGGTTCAAAACGGCCGTTCCTTGTTGGATCATGGTGAAATACTGCAAGATTACATACGAAACCGGATTCGGAAAACGTGCAAAACCAGCCGAAAAGGTGCTCGATCGATGCAAAGTGGGTTACACGCTGCGGTCTACAGTTCGTTCCAAGATGAAAGCCGCCGGGTATGACAGTGAGCAGATCGAAATTGTTACCCAGGCATTTATCGAATCAAACGATATCAATGATCTGCCGGAAGATATTCGCTGCCAGTTCAAATTGACTACATATGTCAGACCGTATCCTGTCACCGATGAACTGCGCAAAGAATGTATCGATTACATAAACGAAACAGCGGACGAGTTCGAGGAGCGGAAACGCAGTGGCGAATGGCCTGCACGAGAGATTGAAGAAAAAAATGGCAATCCCAATTTCTTCTGTACCAATCTCTGTGGTCATCGCAAAACCTGTGAACCGCTTCGGGATTGCATCAACAAACGGCCGTTTTATGCGGCAAAAGACCCAAACGTGGTCGGTATAGACGATTTGTTTTAAGGAGGATTCATGGAGCAAAACTATGTTGTATACCATTTGCACGACGATAAAGGTTCGCTCCTTGATTCTTGTACAAAATGGGAAGACTATGTTGATCTCGCTGCTTCTTACGGAATGAAAGCGATTGCTTCTACCAACCATGGTTACAACCTTAACTGGACTGAAAAGAAACAGTACGCAGAAAAGAAGGGGTTGAAGTTTATCGTTGGTTGCGAAGTGTATCTTACTTCTGAGATATATCACTATCCAGAGATTCCAGACGAGGTTTATGAATCTTATCAGGGATGGGACCCGCAGGAAGCACAAGAGGAAATCGGTAAAATGATGGATGCCGAACGCTATAAAGTTCGCGACAACTTCCATACGATTCTTCTTTGCAAAAATGCTCGTGGTGTTCTGGAACTAAACAAAGTAATGGGCACATCTTATGATGCTGACCACAAGTATTATAAGCCGCGCATTACTTTTGAAGAGTTCTTTGGTCTGTCTGATAACATCATCAAAATCTCTGCCTGCCTGGCAAGTCCACTTCGTAAATACACGTCAGAATGTGATGGATTTCGTCAAGAAGTCTATGACAAACTATGCAAGACTTATGACTATTATGAGATTCAGTATCACGATTGTGACGATCAAAAGGAATATAACCAGTATCTCTGGGAGCTTTCTAAGAAATATCACAAGCCACTGATTGCTGCAACTGATACCCATAGTCTGAATGCGTATAAAGCAGAGTGCCGTAAAATCCTTATGATGGGCAAGGGAATCGAATTCACTGGCGAAGACGAGTTTGATTTAACTTTCAAATCTTACAATGAACTAGTCGATGCGTTCACTGTGCAAGATGCGCTCCCTCGTGAAGTCTGGATGGAAGCAATCAAGAATACGAATCGGATGGCCGATAGTGTCAACGATTTCACTCTGAGCACAAAGGCACGATATCCCATTTTGACTGGGACCTCTGAATCAGATGCCAAGGTTTATATCAAACGAACCCATGATATGCTGAATGACAAAATTCATCGCGGTATCATTCCTGAATATGAAGTCGCACAGTTTAGGGCGGATGTAGAAGAAGAGCTTACAGTCTTCAAGAAAACCAATATGCTGGGCTTTATGCTTTCTATGAGCGACCTGATGATTTGGGGCAAAAATGAAGGTATTCCATTTGGACCAAGTCGTGGTTCTGTTGCAGGTTCTCGGTGTGCATTCGTCACAGACATTATCGATGTTGACCCGGCTCGCTGGAATCTGGTGTTCTCGCGCTTCTGTAATGAAAACCGTGTTGAGATTGGTGATATTGATATCGATGTGCCGGATGCTTATCGCCCCATGATTTACAACCACATCTTTGAATCGTTCGGCCGCGAGAAATGTGCATACGTTCTGGCTATGGGTACTCTGGCAGGGAAAGCGACAATCGACGAGATTGGACGAGCCCTTGCTAAAGTCTGGAAGCGAGAAAACCCAGATGTAGATGAATCCAAGAATCCTTATTCCCTTGATCGAATCGCAAAAGTGAAAAAGGAATACGATGTCAGCGCTGAAAAGTGCCGTGCGGATCATCCTGATATCTTCTACTATTTCGATGGATTGCAGGGAACAATCGTGTCACTGTCTCACCATCCGGCTGGTGTCATCATCGCTCCAATCGACCTTTATAAAAGGTATGGTGTCTTCCAAGATAAAGACGGTCTGCCTATTCTGTGTCTTGACATGGAAGCATCTCATGCAGTTGGTCTGGCAAAGTACGATATCCTCGGTCTTGATACAGTGTCTGTTATTGATAAGACCTGTAAGCTGGCTGACATTCCGTACCCGCACACTTGGGAAATGGATTTCGATGACCAGGCAGTTTGGGCAGATATGAAAACGTCTCCGGTTGGCATTTTCCAGTTCGTTGAAGACTTCGCTTTTGATTCGCTCAAAAAATACGATGTTCACAGCATCGCAGATTTGAGCTTGGTCACGGCAGCCATTCGACCCGGCGGCGCTTCTTACAGAGACAAGCTCTTCCGGCATGAAGCAAATCACAATCCATCACCTGAAATCGACGAACTGTTAAAAGATAGCTTAGGTTGGCTAGTCTTTCAGGAACAGACTATTGCATTCCTCCAACAGTTCTGTGATATGAGCGGCGGTGATGCAGATAGTATTCGTCGTGCAATCGGTCATAAGAACAAAGCGGAGTTGGATGCGGCAATGCCTCGTATCCTGAACGGCTATTGTAATCACTCAACGAAGCCAAGAGAAACAGCTGAGACAGAAGCAAAAGAATTCTTGCAGGTTATCGAGAATTCGGCCTCTTATCAGTTTGGTTTGAACCATGCTACCGGGTACTCGATCCTTACATATTATTGTGCGTATTATCGCTATTACTACACTCACGAATTTGTAACGGCACTTCTGAACACTGCGGACACGCAAGAAAAAATCGTCAATGCGACCAAGCTTGCGAACGAACGTGGCATCCAGATCATGCCAATCAAGTTTCGCCATTCCCGGGATGAATATGTCTACGATAAGACAGATAAGAAAATCTATCAGGGAATGGAGTCTATCAAGTACCTGAACAAGCGGCTTAGTCGGGAGTTTTATAAGCTCCGCAACCATAAATTCGATTCTTTCATTGACTTGTTGTTGATGAACCAGAAAAGAAAAATTGCGGACAGTCGGCAGTTAGGGATTCTAATTGAGCTTGATTTCTTTTCTGAATTCGGCAATCCAAATCAGTTGTTGGAACAGGTTGATATCTTCAATAACTTCCTTGATGCAAAACAGCTCAATAAGGACGAGATGGACAAGCTTCTGTCTCACGACATCATGGCCAAACTGTGTGAGAAAGAGACTGAAAAGAAATATGTTAACGTAGACTGGATGAAAATTGTTCGGCTGCTCTGCGAAAAGACAGATACCGTAAAGACTCCTATTACTGACAGAATAAAGTATGAGGGTGACAACCTTGGCTACATCCAGCTTACAATGCCGAAGCTCAAAGATTCTTACATCTACGTCTTGGATATTGATGGTAAGTTCGCCAATAAAACGGTAAGCGCCTACGTCCTCAAAACCGGTCAACAGCGTCGGCTTAAGGTGAAAGGCCGCACTCTGGAAGCTGCCCCAATCGAGAAAGGCGACATCCTTCGCATTGATGAAGAGCGGGATGAAGGCCGCTGGTCAAAGGACGAGCAGGGCCAGTGGGTTCAATCCAAGACCGACAAAGAAACGATTCTTCGTAAATACGTTCATGTGCGGTGAAAGGAGGTGACAAAGTGACATATAACGAAATCACTCAGATCCTCAAGTCAATGGTGATTATTGTGGATGACCGCGAAAAGGATACTCCACTTCTACATCAGCGGCTCTCATCGTTCCCATGTGCTTATATGCGTAAGCGGCTGGATTTCGGTGACTATAGTGCTGAAGTAACACTGCCCAATGGCGAAAAATTCTCGTTGGCAGATAAGGTGACCATTGAGAGAAAAAATTCCATAGATGAAATCTGCGGCAACTTCACAACGAATCGAATTCGGTTCGCTAAAGAGTTCGACAGAGCGGCAGCAGCCGGAGCAAAAACTTACATACTGATTGAAAACGGTTCATGGGAAAAGATCAATCGCGGTGCATATCGCAGTAAGATGACACCTGCTTCATTGCTGGGCAGTCTCACCACATGGCTTGCTCGATATAACAGTCAGATCATTTTTTGTGAGCCAGATACCACATCATGGCTGATTCATGCGTTTCTTCTCCACGAAATGCGTGAAGCGCTGACCCATTATGAACTACCGCAAAAAACCAAGAGAACAAGAAAGGGGACTGAAGATGACATCATCACTTGATTTTGAAGGTGAGCTGATTCTGGACGGTGTCCTGCTAGACAAGCTGGAAACACTGACAAAAAAGCTCCAGAAAGCCACAAAAAAGACCGATAAGGCAACAGTCTTGTTGGATGCAAAAAACGAGATCGGTGAGAATTCGTTATTTTTCTTCCTTGATTTCATTCTCGATCCACAAATCACAACAGGAATCTCTAAGGCGAAGATTAACAAGAAGGTGCGAATCGTGGATAAATTTCCACACACTTTCCAAGATATCTGCTTATTCCTGGCAGAGTGCAACACCGGCTCTGACATGGCTTTGTCAATGGCAGCCAGTTATATCTACTGGAATGCTTCACATAAAGATTTTCTGATTCGAGTGTTCACCAAGAATTTGCCTCTGGGTGTTGAAGCTGCTACGGTCAATAAGATTTTTGGCAAAGTGGTAATTCCGGTCTGGGAAGTCCAGCAGGGATATCCTATCGATAAAGTCAAACTCAAGCCGGGCACCTGGTTCAGTCTCAGCCGCAAGATGAATGGTAACCGGGGCACCTTCTACCGTGGCAAGTTCATTTCTCGTCAGGGACAAGAGTTTACCGGCCTCGACCATATTAAGGACGACATCATCAAAGAGCTTGGTGATGAATCGCTGATTGATGAATACGTCTACGATGGCGAGCTAGTATACCGTAATAGCAGAGGGCTATCAGACGGCGAGGCATTTCGGGTTGGCACTGGTATGTTGAACTCGGATGGAGATAAAAGCCAGATCAAGTTCGTTGTGTTTGATTTGATTCCTACTGATGAGTTTGAGAACGGCAAAGGCAGCCTTCCTTATGAAGATGGTTCTTTTGTTACGCCATATAAACTCCGTCGTAAATGGCTTGAAGATTTAGCCGTTACGATCGAGCAGAAAGGGCTCAAAAACATCCAGGTTGTGCTAATGGTCTACGAAGGCACTGATCAAAATGTGATTCCTCAGTGGCTCGATTATGCAGTCAAACATGATTGGGAAGGGCTCATGCTTAATACATCGGTTCCTTATAAGCGGGCGCGTCACACTGGCTGTCTTAAAATCAAGCGTTTTTATACTGTTGATCTTCGTGTCACTGCAATTGAAGAGGGTCAGAACCGTCTGGCTGGTACGATGGGCGCTTTGGTTGTTGACTACAAGGGCAACGAGCTTCGTGTTGGTTCCGGTTTTGATGATGCTACGAGAGCTACCGTGTGGGCGAATCAGGGTGATTACATCGGACGTATCATCGAATTAAAGTACAAAGAGGTCACAATGGATAAAAAGACCGGCCTTGAGTCCCTGCAATTCCCGACCTTTGTGCGATTCCGTGATGATAAGAACGAAGTAAGCTACGGCTAAGGAGAAAGTTATGAATCTTTCTAAGAAGTCCATTAAGCACATTCTTCGGATTTTGGACAACAAATGTATCGAGGTTCCTACGAAGACGTCCGCTTATAGCAGCGGTGGACGTAGAATTTTGACTCGTGATTTTGAGCCAAAGAAGTCACACGGAATGAATGGCTGGCAACGAATCGTCTATGTACCGTCCGAAGGATATTTCTACGGAATTTATAACGGAAAATCGGAAGAAGATTGGGATATTCCGGATATCTGGTCTCCTGCTCAGCTTACTGATTTGTGAGGTGTCTTATGGTTGATTTCAGTAAATTAGCCATCCCAAAGAAAGAACGGCTCGAAGTTCAACTTACCGACGGCACAGAAGAACACAATATCAACTACGTCATCACGTCTCTGGCTACGATCAAAGGCGATAAGATCTATAAAAACTTTCGTCTATATTCTGTGGCCGATGATGGCCAATTGACTCAGCTGGAAAAACGAGATGGCGACCCATATTTCGATGCTTTGAAAGGAACGGTGTATGAACAATGAGAAGTGGCTTTTTGAAAGGTATCGACAAGCATTACGAGAAATTACAATCGCCCAAAATCATTTTGAGTTTTGCGAGCCTGATTATATCGATTGCGCAATTGATGATCTCGTTCACGCTGAGAAAACTTTCGACCGAATCTTAAAGGAGATTCGCAATGAAAAATTGGACACGTCGATATCTAAGACTTAATTATCAAGATGAATCTCTCTGTTGGCGGCTTCGCTATGGAGAACGCTTCGAAATCGTCGCAGAACTGGATGAATTTTATTTCCTCTGGGCACATGGCACGATGATTGCATTCCCAAAGTATGGCAAGTACGTATATGACATTGAAACAGAGATTGTAAATACTGAATAAGGAGGGAGGTGAGGTCCCATGCGAGGGATCAATCAAAGAGAGCTTGGCCGCAAAGAACGCGCCACAGCAGAATGCGAGCGTCAGATTAGGCGCTACGGATATGAATGTGGTGAGGTTATTACATATAAATTGTCGCCCGAACAAATGAAACAGGTTTTGACAGGCAGAAAAACAGTGGATGATTTTATCAAGGAGGGGCAGTAAATGAAAGTCGAATTGATTTCGTATTCACAGCCAGTAAAGAAGGATGCAGACAAGAATCCGCTCAGTATCGCAGAGCTGGCAGCAAGTGTCTGTTACGATTCGCAGCCGACCGAGACTTATCGAATCGCAAAGGGATGTAAGGCGACCGGGCACACCTCGGTGCTTGAACACATCAGCTTTACGTTCCATGTCACCGGTGTCAGTCGGGCGCTTCTGGCGCAGTTGAGCCGCCATCGGCATATCAGTCTGAGTGTTCGCAGCCAGCGCTATTGTGATGAAAGTGTTATGCAGTATGTCAATCCATTCAGTGGGGAAGACGCGGATGTATTTGATGGTATGATGGCAGATATCGCCAACGACTATCGCATCTTGAAAGAGTATCACGGTGCTGCCAATGAAGACGCTCGTGCGGTGCTGCCAAATGCGTGTTGCACTGAGCTATATGTCACCATCAATGCGCGGTCACTGATTGAAATGAGCCACCTGCGGCTCTGCACTCGTGCTCAGCGTGAGATCCGGGGACTGTTTATGGCAATCAAATTCCAGGTTGCTCAGGTTTGCCCAGAACTCGCCGCATGGATGGTTCCTTCCTGCGAGGCTAATCCGAAGTATCCGTTCTGTCCCGAGGGGAGCCGCTGCTGTGGCCGCCACCCGAAGCTGGCAGATGTTTATAAAACTATCGAGAAGTAAGGAGCGTACATATGAATAAGAAATCTGTTATGGATATCAATAATTGCGATATTCTGAATGAAAATGGTGTCCTACGTCTTGTCTACAATTTTAAAAAATACACTCCTCCTATGATCATGGTTAGGGCAAAATCTTACCATGAGTTCAATAAAAGTGGTATGTTTCTGTTTGGTGCAAAAACATGGGCCACTTATATTGTACAGCTGAATATTGACGAGGAAGAACCCATTCTGCGCGGTCTATTGGCCGATATTTATCAGAATTATCACGACCTGTATGAGGAAGTCTTCCATGGAGCTGCTGAGGATGACGATACCCCGGATTGTGACTGTGAAGATTGCTGCGACGATGATGGTATTATTGATTATCTGACTCTTACCGATACTGGCCGTATGAGTGAAAAGGGGCACCATATTGGCCGCTTTGACTTCGATAGCCTTGCAGAGCTTGATACTGACACTCTTCATATCTTGGCGAAGGCTTGTGATATCAAAAATTCTGAAGCTATGGATCGTGGATTTCTGCTTTGGAATTTACACAATCAGGACATCGATATTGATGATCATTGTTATTGTGACGATGACACCGATGACGATGAGGACGATATCAACGAGTGTGATGGCGACTGTGATAACTGCGAGTTCGTAGAGTTGGATGACCGAGACGAAAAGGATGATGACAGCTGTGCCTGTGAGGAAGATGAACATCCTGACTGGCCGCACCCGATTAAAGATGATACCAATACACAGCCTGAAGCGCAGCAGTATGAGTATGTGAATGGTCCCGCTCATTATCATGGGACAGAGTGTATCGAGAATATGCGTAAGCTGTTTGGCGACGAGGCAGTTCGCTGGTTCTGTATTTGCAATGCCTACAAGTATCGTTTCCGTGATGGTTCTAAGCCCGGTGTAGCAGCAGAGCAGGACGAAGAGAAGGCTCGTTGGTACGAAGATTATGCTGTGAAAATGATGGGCGAGCAGCGTTATTATTGATAAGGAGGTGATGGAATATGGAGTATGTAATCAAACGTAATGGCGTAAAAGCTCCGTTTGACAAGTCTAAGATCGTGAATGCAATCGAAAAGGCGATGACCACCACTCCCGGCGGTATTGATTCTCGTGTATCGAATGCAATTGCGGATCATATCGCTGAGATGCCGGACACTCTTTCTGTTGAGCAGATCCAGGATATCGTCATTGAGCAGCTGAAAGCAAGTCCTTTTGCTGATGTGGCTGAATCTTATAGCCACTGGCGAAAGCTCCGTCAGGAAATTCGCGACAAGGAAAAGACGAATGCCAGTATCCTTGAAATCATCGACGCTAAGAATGATGCGATCAATCAGGAGAACAGTAATAAGAACCCCACGGTCAATAGCGTCCAGCGCGACTATATGGCAGGTGAGGTATCAAAGGATCTAACCGCTCGTCTTCTGCTGGACCCTGAGATCGTTAAGGCACATGAAGATGGTTTGATTCACTTCCATGATGCAGATTATTTTGCTCAGCACATGCATAACTGCGATTTGGTCAACTTGGAGGATATGCTGCAGAACGGCACTGTTATTTCTGGTACTGGCATTGATAAACCACACAGCTTTTCTACCGCCTGCAACATTGCCACCCAGATCATTGCGCAGGTGGCATCCAACCAGTACGGCGGACAGAGCATTACGCTGTCTCATCTGGCTCCCTTTGTGGATGTCTCCCGCAAGAAGATTACAGCAGAAGTTCATAACGAATTCTATGAGATGCTTCAGAATGACGATATCGAAAAAATGCCATCACAGGAAGCTATTGACCGTATTGTAAATCGTCGTCTAAGAGCTGAGATTTCTCGTGGTGTCCAGACCATCCAGTATCAGGTTATCACTCTTATGACCACCAACGGTCAGGCCCCTTTTATCACTGTGTTTATGTATCTGGACGAGGTTCCTGCCGGTCAGACTCGTGATGACTTAGCTGTCATTATCGAAGAGATGTTAAAACAGCGTATCAAAGGTGTCAAAAATGAAGTTGGTGTGTATGTTACTCCTGCATTCCCGAAGCTGATTTATGTTCTTGATGAGGATAATATCCATCCGGATTCTAAATATTATCACTTGACTGAGTTGGCAGCACAGTGTACCGCAAAACGTATGGTTCCTGATTATATCTCTGCAAAGGTTATGAAAGAGCTCAAAGGCGGTGTGTGGACAAGTATGGGGTGCAGGAGCTTCCTTACTCCTGACCGAACTACTGAGAATGTGGCGAATGCAGGGAACTGGGTCAAGGGTCAGAAATACTATGGCCGCTTCAATCAGGGTGTTGTCACCATCAATCTGGTGGATGTAGCATGTAGCTCTGGTAGAGATATGAACGCATTCTGGAAAATCTTTGATGAACGTCTTGATCTTTGTCATCGTGCATTGCAGGCTCGTCATAAGCGGTTGCTCGGCACTATTTCTGATATGAGTCCTATTCATTGGCAGCATGGCGCACTGGCACGCCTGAAGAAGGGCGAGAAGATCGACAAGTTGCTCTTTGGCGGCTACTCCACCATCAGCCTGGGCTACGCTGGTCTGTATGAGTGTGTGAAGTATATAACCGGCAAGAGTCACACCGATCCTGAAGCAAAACCGTTCGCGCTGTCTATCATGCAGTATATGAATGATAAGTGCACAGAATGGAAAGAAGCAGAAAACATTGATTACTCTCTGTACGGCACTCCGTTGGAGTCTACTACATATAAGTTCGCCAAGTGCCTGCAAAAGCGATTCGGCATTATTCCTGATGTCACAGACCACGACTATATCACCAACAGCTATCACGTAAACGTTCGTGAGCATATTGATGCTTTTACTAAGCTCAAGTTTGAGAGCGAGTTCCAGAAGCTATCCCCGGGCGGTGCTATCAGCTATGTGGAAGTGCCCAATATGCAGCACAACATTCCGGCAGTTCTCAGTGTAATGAAGTTCATCTACGATAATATTATGTATGCCGAGCTGAACACCAAGTCCGATTACTGTCAGTGCTGTGGCTACGACGGCGAGATCAAAATTGTTGAGGATAACGGCAAGCTGGTATGGGAGTGTCCAAATTGTGGTAACCGTGACCAGAGTAAGATGAATGTTGCACGGCGTACCTGCGGTTACATTGGAAGCAATTTCTGGAATCAGGGACGTACTCAGGAAATCAGAGATAGAGTTGTTCATCTTAGCGACAATTAAAGAGTTGGGTATGAGTAAAAATTCAGAAAACAACAATCAACAAGCCGCATAATCGCGTGATTCGTTGATAATTAAAGGAAAGGCAGGTGATATCGCATGAATGATATTGCAAAATTCATTTCAGGTTTTCTTGGTTTTATTCTGTCGTGGTTCATTACGACTGTTGTGTTATATGGCGGTTGGAAGCTGCTTGGGCCAGATTTTAATCTATGGGCAGCAACTGGTATTTGGCTGGGGCTGCTTATCTTTGGCAGATTTGCGAACAGTAAGAAGCAGTAAATAAAATGAACAGGGTGGGTGTGGTGGCATGAAAGGATGTGAAACAAGTGAACTATATTAAGATAACAACACCAGATATCGCAAACGGAATCGGCTGCAGGGTCACACTCTGGTGCTCAGGTTGTTCCCATAGTTGCCACGGCTGCCATAATCCTCAGACGTGGGATGCGGCCGCCGGTAATCCATTCATCGAAGACACCATGCAAGAGTTGCTTGATCTGCTTCGTCCCGATTATATTCAAGGCTTGACATTCAGCGGGGGAGACCCTCTGTTCGTTCAGAACCGGCTTATCGTTGGCTATATCTGTGAGCGTGTTCGCAAAGAGTTCGGTGACACTAAGGATATCTGGATGTGGACTGGATACGAGTGGGATCAAATCAAAGACTGGGATCATCTGAATTATGTGGATGTTCTGGTGGATGGCCCATATATCGAAGCTCAGCGCGATATTTCGTTGCCATGGGCTGGCAGCAACAATCAAAGAGTGATCGATGTCAAACGGAGCTTAAAAAAGAACGAAGTCGTATTATGGAAGGAGAACTAATATGAACCCTATTGTAAAAGTAAACAAGATCTATCCTGACGCTCATATCCCTACTTATGGCACTGAGAAGGCCGCCTGTGCTGATGTTTACGCTTATATCCCAGCGGATCAGGCAGACCTGTATGACGAGCATGGTAATCCTATTATTTACATCCATCCGCATGAAACCCGTATGATCGGTACCGGCCTGCGTTTTGCTCCTGCTGATGGTTGGGCTATTCTCGGATTTGCCCGCAGTGGTCTGGCATCTAAGAAGGGTCTGGCACCTGCGAACAAAGTTGGCGTGTTGGACGAGGATTATCGTGGCCAGGCTTTTATTCCTTTGCACAATCACTCTGATATGCCTCAGGAAATCGTCCATGGTGACCGTATCGCACAGTTCATGTTCGTTCCGTATTATCAGGCACAGTTCGATGTTGTCGAAGTACTAGATGAAACTGAGCGTGGTGATAATGGCTTCGGAAGCACTGGTGTTTAACAATTAAGGAGTATTGCTTATGCGATGTAGTTTTGGATATACAGTTAAATCCCCATATGTAGAAAGACGTGTTAAATACTATGATGAAAATGGTATCTATGACGAATCGGTACAAAGTGATGACGAATTGATTGTTATTGGGGAAAAGCTAAGAAATGGTGGTTATAGATATAACGAAGAACTTGGGAAAGCAGAGACGGCCATGTTCGAGACAGAACCAAACAATCCGCAATATAAAGAAATTCTTGCAAGATTAAATCGTGTTCGTGACAAATACGGTATCAAACACTGGGATGAAAAGGAGCGGGTGATGTAAAATGTTCTGGAATAAATCAGAAGAAAAACCGACAGAAGAACTTGAAAAGGCAGAAGAAGTCAAAGAGCAAAGACAATTTGAACCATATAAATGCTGCACTGTCAATGTTAACTATTGTCTAAGAAATGGCATAGATCATAGTTTTTCAGTTGGCTATGAAAATTCCGATTATCGCGATAAAATGAGCCACAAAGAGGCTGGAGAAGCTATGGAATCGGATGCAACCAAAAAGAAAGAAGAAATAGAAGCACTGGTTGAAGCAAATCTTGGGCAGGAAACTGGCTGGATTAAACTAGGGTCGAACTATATTGCCAATCGAGATCTTGCAACAGTATCAGTGCAGCTTATAAAAAGTGCAAGCGGAGCTTTTGATTGGAGAGACTAATGAACGATATTATCCAAATGCCGAAAGGCGATTACATTATGAAGGACGCCGTCTACGTAGATACTGGTGAAACTCGTACTGACGGATGGTATCCGGAATGGATCGGTATGACAATGCAGTTCCGTCCAATTCCTGTCGGCTGGATCGCTCAGTTCCGATATGTAAAAGATAACGATGGCTATCCGTATCCAGGTGGAATGCACACGTCGCCCGTTACTTCTGTCTCGATTTCAGAAAATGAAAAAACTGTCAAAATTGAAACAGCACATACGATTTATACGTTTGAAAAAGTCAAGGAGGACTAAATTATGGCTAAGTATTTTTATGTTTATCACGTTAATGATGGCACTACTGATCGTATCGTAAAGATGTTCAACACAGACTCTGTTATCAACGGTAAGAAGGGTACTTATATCGCTGAGAAAAAGGTTGCATCCAGTGATCTACAGGGTTTTACCAGTGGCATCAAGGCGGCAGGTTTTCAGCTGAATCAGGAGCTCGCAAATGCTGATACTGCCGAACAGGAAGCAAAACGAATTCTGGCTGCTAAGATGGCCGATTATCATGCCGCACGCGACGCATATGCCGAGGCGGCGGACAATCTGAAAAAGGTAAACGCCAAGTTTGGTATCTGATACATAATCGCAGTGGTGGGTGGGAGGAATAAAAATATGAAACGGAATGTTACAATAAATCAGACTCAAATTTGTAATTGCGATAACTGTACTCAAATTGGAATCATTCACAATGATGAAGCATATGTCATGCAAACAAGTTCTCCGAAAAGAGAAGGCCCAGCGGAATTTACATGCAGTATGCCTGAGCCAAAACCTCATTTGAAGGATTTCATTTATAAGATTGTAGAAAAACTAAATAGTCTTATTGGATGGATTATAGATGCGTTTAACGATATTTGATTAAGGTGATAGTACGAAAGCACATATTCGAAAAGGAAGATATAAATATGACCGATAAATATACTTATGAAGAACTTAATGAGGCGATAGAGCTTCTTATGGAGATGCGTGATAACTGCGTTAGGAAAGAAACGGACACATATAATGATCCAAAACGTGACGCAAAATATAAAGCGTTGACTATCGCGATTAAAGAACTCGATCATTTGTTTTGGATCAACAATAAAAAGTAAAATTTTACTGGTAGATGGCAGGAATAAAGAATATGACTTATACACTTATGTCTGTTCCAGAAGATAAAGAAGTCTGGTGCACTGGATTTCGATTTGATGATACGAAGGCCGGCATCAATTGTAAGCCGGTACAAGGATCTATTCATAATAAGGATTATTGGAACTCGAAGTTTAAAACAAAAAATCGCACAATCAGCGTGAATACAAATCAATCGTATTATGCATTTGCTGATACTTACGAAGAAGCCGCACATATTTATAATGAGATGATAAATACATTTCTTGTTGAGCTTGATAATAGATACCACAAAATTGCAAGCTCATTAGAAGGTTGCTATCTATTGAATGATCGTGGCGTGATGTTTTAATAACTAGACCTTCATAAAGAAAGGAGAACTCGATGCTTGTAAAAGATTACGGCGGTGAAATCGATTGGAATATCGGCGCGTTCTGCAGCCATGATGAAATGATGTTTGATATTGACAAAGCTTGTAAAATGGCTTGTGAGAAAAATGGCATCAGATATGTGTTTGGCAGCATTTCCACAATCCTGCAGGGTGGTCGTATCCCACCACAGAAAAATCTGCCTGTGTCAGAAGTTTTATCAAGAGCAGATAAATATAATGAACTTGGTATTGGAGTTCGTTTGACATTCTCAAGCCCGTTTGTTACACGCGGCGATCTCGTTGATGAAACTTCAAATATTATGTTGCGGCACCTCGATCATAATAATCAGAATGGTCTTACAAACCGTAACGGCGTTATTGTTATGTCCGATTTACTGGCTGATTATATTCGCTACATGTATCCAAATCTTGAGCTGATTTCTTCGCAAGTAAAACCGTCTGTCGAAGTCGGTCTTGGGAATGATTCTGTCGAATATTATAATCGTCTGCTTGACCGTTTTGATATCGTCGTTGTGAATCCATTTAAAATCCATGACGAGCAGTTTATTAAAAACCTGCATGACCATGATCGAGTAGAATTTATTGTCAATCACCGGTGTCTGCCGAATTGTCCCATGGCTGGCCGTCACTATCAGCTGAATACAAAGCTGGGTCAGGCTATTGTTAATGGTGATGATATTACGGAGCTGCAAAATCAGTTGGCGATAGTATATAACTATTGCGGCTCTACTCGAAACGGCAATCCTCTTCTTGGTACATCTATGAATGAAGATGAAATCAAAATGCTGGTTTCACAGGGATTTAAGCATTTTAAAATCGAAGGTCGAGAAAATAATATCATCTCGTTTGTGCGTGACCTTGGTGACTATGTTTTTAATCACGAGATATTTGAGAGGGTCATTCATGCCATTGCCGGTATGATGCTGTAA